CGTGGGACTTGAACATGGTTTAGCAGGTTGTAATTTCTTAAAAGAAGATGATTCATATTTTCAATATAAATGGGGATTATATTCGGTTGGACATGCTCAGCGAGATATCACTAAGACTGATAAGCGTGACATGATCATTCAAACACGTGATAGAAGTAAGACTTTTATCATGGGTGATTCTGGTGGTTATCAAATCGTAACTGGTGTTATCAAGTGTGATTGGAAGAATTTCAAGACAGATGATAGTTTACGTCATCAAGTGTTGAATTGGCTTGAACACACCGCAGATTATAGTATGATTCTTGATGTTCCCACGCTTGCCACATTGCCGCAGTATTCAGCGACTAGTGGTATCAAAGATTTCCAACAGTGTCTTGATTATACTAAGTTTAATGCTGACTTCTTTGTAAAGAACAGAAAGTTTGAAACTAAATACTTAAATGTTATGCAAGGTATGAATGAGCAAGAATCTCGTGTATGGTATGATGCAGTTAAGCATTATCCATTTGAGGGTTGGGCATTTTCTGGTGCTTGTAAGTCAAACAAAATTGATATCTTATTACGCAGACTAATTCAGATGCGTGATGACAAATTACTTGAGCGAGGCGAACGAGATTTAGTTCATGTGCTAGGTGTAGGCAAACTCGAACTTGCTGTAGTTTATACTGCAATAAAACGAGCGTTGCGCGAGCATGTAAATTCTGATATGGAATTTACATTTGACGCAGCATCGCCATTCATTGGTGCATCGAAGGGTGAAATCTACGCTGAATCAATATATAAGAGTGAATCATTTAGGTTACAGACTGATCGATTCATTAATGATAAATCATTAAAGGGTAGTACAGTACGGTTGCCTTATCGTTCACCTATTGCAGATCGTTTAACGATGGGCGATATGTGTTATCAAGGAGTAGGTGCGCTTGATAAGAACGGAGATGTATCAAAGACAAGTTGGGATTCATTGACTTATATGTTGATGCAAGGTCACAACACGTATTCTCATATTGAATCTATTCAACGAGCAAATCGCTTTGCAGATGCTACCATGCCATTAATTAATACAGATCATAACTTATGGTCACAAGTAAGTGGTAAGGGCAAAGCCCGACAGATTGATGATCATATTCCAGTAGAAGTGGTTTATATGATCAATTTCATTGAGAAATTGTTTAAGAGTGAAACTCCTATGACAATGATTAATGAGGCTGAAAGTTTGTTTGCTAAGTTCAGTAGACAGAAATCAGTAAAGAACAGTGACGTATTATTTTCTAATCTATTTCAGATGGGTGATGATGCAACTGTAGACTCTGATGAGGAAATCGAACAAGATATCTCAGAAGAATTTTTAGAAACATTAACTTAACTTAAACTAAACGGAGAAATCAACATGGCTAAGAAAATTAGACTTATTGACGATGTAGAAAATAATGATTCATTATCATTGACAGAAGCACCGAAGGGTGATATGATTGATACAGCATTTACAAAAGAAGACGCTGCAACACTTATGAAACTTGCAGAAGCGATTGATTGGAAATTATGGGAGTTGTTAAAATTCACTCGTAAATTCGAAGCAACCGAAGATGAAACATAACTTTAACTATTAACTAATTGGTATATTATTATGACCACAGATACAGCAGCACCAGCATCCCAGTATAAGCCCTCGGCGCCTCGTCTACCATCACTATACATTAGTGGGTATTACACCTTACACGATATTAAGTTTGATTTGTTGAAGATCATTGAGCCATACGATGGTTATATGTTTAATCGCAAAGATACCGAACATGTTCGTGGATTGTTTAATAACTTTTTGAGTGATCTTCGTCGTGCATACAAGTTGCGTGAATACAATATCTATACTACCGTGAAGGATAATGCTATTACATTTGATGTAACAGTAAAGATTCACAAAGATCGTGCAGTAAAGAAATTGAAAATCCACGTAGGTCGTTTGAACTACGTATCTCCAACTCACTCTTAGGAGTATAAGATGTCAGTATCAAGTAAAATTAAACAGCGCCTCACTGATGCCGATCATCGACATTGGGCAGGGGATAATATTTCAGAATATATCATGGATGGTGAACACGATGAACTTATTGTAGAACTTACTGAAAAGTTCGAAGGTGTTCTTAATAGTTTAATAATTGATACAGTCAATGATCCCAATTCGCAAGATACTGGACGACGACTTGCTAAAATGTATGTGACAGAATTAATGAGTGGGCGTTATTATCCTGCTCCTTCTGCTACTGCATTTCCAAACAATAGCAGTGATCCGTTTAAAGGTATGTTGGTAGTTAGATCTGAAATCAAATCAATGTGTTCACATCATCATCAACCTGTAACTGGTGTTGTTTATATTGGCATCTTACCGGAAGATAAAGTAATTGGATTAAGTAAGTACACGCGTATTGCACAATGGTGTGCAAGGCGTGGAACGCTTCAAGAAGAACTTGCAAATGATATTGCTCGTGAAATTGAGAAGGCTACCGATAGTAAGCATCTTGCAGTGTATATTCAAGCCGAGCATGGCTGTTGCACTAATCGAGGCATTATGGCACATAGTTCGTTAACACAAACTACTGTACTTAGAGGTAATTTCTTCGTTAAGGCTTCTGTTAAAGAAGAGTTCTTTGATAATATTAAAATGCAACAATCATTTGCACCGAGGTAATTATGAATAAAAGAGTATATTACAGTTGGGAAGACGTTGAGCATATGCTTGCGACAATCAATAATGAAATGGCAGCCGATGGTTGGCGCCCAGACTACATTGTAGGTATGACACGTGGCGGTCTGGTACCAGCAGTTATGTTGAGCAACTTGACTGGCATTAAAATGCATGCACTAGGTAAAGATGACACCAATGCGTGGATGTCAGAAGATGCAGTGGGATGGGAAGACACTACTAATGACGGTGATGCTATCGTTCCAGATGTAAACCATCCTAATAATAGATCTAACATTCTTGTTATCGATGATATCAATCATTCTGGTAAATCTTTTAATTGGCTAAAGTCTGATTGGAAAAGTACATCGGCTCAACCTGACTTTGCATGGGATGATATCTGGCATGGAAATGTTAGATTTGCATCATTGGTAGACAATGAAGCAAGTTTATTCACAGATGTTGATTATGCAGCAATCGAGATGAATAAGATCGACAAGCCTGTATGGTGTGTATTCCCTTGGGAAGCAGAACGCGATTATGGCAACTTATAATAACCAATCAGATGTATGTGTAGACACAATAGATGGTTCATCTATAACAACTGACTTCATACATCCGAGTTATGCTGTTGGCAGACTAACGTCAGATATGCGTAATAGTGTTATCATAAATACACCAGATGGTAATACTATTGATCTAGTAGAATCATTAAATGAATCCAATATGTTACTAGGTGTTATGACTACCTTATTGAATAATCTCATCAAAGAGAATCCTAGCATCACTAGTGCACAATCTATTGAGGAATTATTAGATCAGCAAAAAATGATGAATAAGTTAGCCAAATAAGGTTGACAAGTAATGATTCTTGCTGTATACTTAATATATAAGTTAATTAAACAGTGAGAACATTATGATTAAATTTAAAAAGACAATTACTGCATTATCAATTGCATTGGCAATGGGTTTCACAGCAGTACCTATTCAGGCAGAAGCAGCGTATAAGTCATACTATGATTACGCGTCTAGCATCAAACGCCAACGTTCACAAATTAATTTCGTAACCACTATGTTAAGAAGTTATACTCGCACTGTTAAAGTATATGGTAATCTTATCAGCAAATATGGCGCTAAGTATGGTCATTACTCTTGGTTCCGTCCTATCATTCAACGCCACGCATTCTATGAAACAGAAGTAGCGCGTTACACACAATTATTAAATTCCATTCAAGACACATCAGTCACGATAGTTTCTTCTTCTACTCGTGTTGAACCATATGTACAAACTACAAATAGCAAGCCAGTATTGATCTCGTCTACTGACACGGTTGAAAAAGAAACTGATGCTGGTATGATTTCTGAATATGCAGTTTTGACACTGGTGTCTGAAATCATCACTACTGTTCGTACATTTGAAATGACTATTATTGATACATCGTACAGTGATGGTACAAATGATTCAAAGCGCACAGCAAAACTACTAGACACTACAAACACACCAAATCGTGAAACAACTCGTGATCGTGAATTGATTCGTAGTTATCCTGTTCCTGTTATTGTGGATGAATCGCCTGTACAAGTAGCAGAAGGCGAAACAGGTATAAAGACAGTCGATGCAATGACGGTTGAAGAATATCTTGCTCGTGATGATGTTGATTATTCACAGACAGACACATATCGTCAAGCAGCATGGAATACTAATTCACGCACTAACGCAGATTTCATCGAGCGAGAGAGTGGTTTGGCGCCTTATGCTAGATCATTAGATGCCATTGGTGCACCAGAAGCATGGGCACGTGGTTGGACAGGCAAGGGATCTATCATTGGTATTGTAGATTCTGGCATTGATCTAGATCATAGTGAATTTGCTGGTAAGATTATCGATGCAAAATGTTTCACACGAGCGTGTGATCTTGGTTATGAAACAGTGCACGATATCACGAAGGTTAGTCATGGAACGCACGTTGCAGGCATCGCATCTGCAAGTTTAGATGGTGTAGGTACCACAGGCGTAGCACCAGATGCAAAGTTATTGATTGCAAAGGCAAGCACAGGCACCTACGGATCGTTTGATTTAAAAGCCGCAGCAAAGGGTATTGCTTGGGCAGCAGCGAATGGTGCTGATGTCATTAACTTGAGTGCAAACTATAATGTAGATACAACATACAAAAATAGCATTCTAGAGATCGGTGATGGATTCTATCGTTCAACTGATCAACGTGGTCGTGATGGAAAAACTTATGAAACGAATGGGTATTCGTTCTTACAGACAGATTGGTTGCCAGAAGATATGAAAGCAGCGATGGAAGGTCATGAATCTGTTTTAGTTGCAGCCGCTGGTAATCAGGGTTTAGATTTTAGTACATTCCCTGCGCATTATGCAGTACTTGAAAACGATGATGGTACATTGGCATTAGACGGGCGTGTTATTGTAGCGGGTTCTTATGACTTGCGTAGTGAGCAAATTTCTAGATGGAGTAACAAGGCTGGTACTGTATGTTTTGATTATGATGAAACAGCAGACATGTGCAATACTGATCACCGTGTAAGTGATTACTTTTTGATGGCACCTGGCTCATATGTAGCATCTACTGATAGCAATGGGGAGTATCGTTTAAATACTGGTACATCAATGGCGGCACCTATGATCGCTGGTGCAGTCGCAGTGGTCAAGCAGATGTGGCCACACATGAAAGGTGAGAATCTTGCTAAGTTATTATTGAATACTGGTGATAAAGATATTCCTAATTATGATGTAAATGTTCACGGACAAGGGCTACTTGATTTGGCAGAAGCAACTACACCACAAGGTGTTGTTGGTATACCTACCACGGGTCGCGTAGAAGGTGGTAAGACTTCAGTTACGAATTCGGGCACTGCTAGTGTATCGGGTGTTAATATTTCAGCATTGTCATCAATGATGGTAGTTGATGATTATGATCGTGACTTCTATGTAAACGGCAATGATTTAATTCAAAGTATTGATACTCGTACAGTACATACAACTCATGCAGCACAAAGTGGTATAGCAGCAGATCAGTATGCAGGCTTCTCTACTGGTATTCGATTATCTGCACAGGGAATTGATTATAGTGTCAGTGATGAAGGTGCACATATTGCTACTACACTTAACGACATTACGATCGGTGCAGTAGTAGAGAGCAACACATTCTTAGGTAATTATGCAGATAGTATGCTGATCGATGTTAACGGTGCCAATACATTATACATGGGTTACAATAAAGAATATGAAACTAATGGTGTGACTTATTTCGGAGGTGCAAATATTGGTTTAACATCATTGAATGTTGGTGATAATGCAATGATGAAATCTGCAAGTTCATTAGTAAGTAACTCTGCCACACTTGGTGCTAAGTTTAAAACTGCACATGGTACATTCGGATTTGTTGCAGCACTACCAGTAGCGATCGCCCAAGGTGATGCTAAATTTGATGTAGCAGCATCGGTATCGTCAGTGGGTGATATTACCACGAACCATATGACAAGTTCATTGTCATCACAGACGCGTGAGTATAATCTTGGCATGTTCTATGATACCGCTATTACTGATAACGTAGACATTGAAATGTTTGCAGAAGCACGTAATAACTATACAGGTACAGCAGGATTACTTGCAATGGAAGCAGGTGTGACGTTAACTGGAACATTCTAAAATATAACAATAACAAATAGGGACGCAATGCGTCCCTTAGTCATGAGAAAGAAACAATGAATAATAAACAAGTAGTAGGATTCACCTGTAGTACATTTGATTTGCTACACTCTGGTCACATACAGATGTTACGTGATGCAAAAGAACACTGTGACTATTTAATATGTGGATTGCAAATTGATCCTACCATTGATAGATCAGAGAAGAACGCACCCATACAGACAGTGGTTGAACGATATAATCAGTTACAAGCAGTTAAGTACGTAGATGAAATCATTCCGTATGCGACTGAGGAAGACCTAAAAGATATACTAGAAATGTATAATATTAATGTCCGTATCTTAGGTGAAGAATATAGAAACAAAGAATTCACAGGCAAAGATATATGTAGTCGCCGTAGCATACAGTTATTTTTTAACAATCGTGATCATCGTTTTTCTAGCAGTGATTTACGTAAGCGTATAGCAGATAGTCAAAAGCACAAAGAAGAAATAAAATGAAACAAGAATATAGGGTATGGAATTACTTAGAATCGGAAATGACGATTGATGGAAATTGGGTGTCACATAACCATAAAATGTTTACAGCTAACAAGCGCACCAACCAGAATCATAGTTGTCGTGATATAATGCTTATGTTTCTTACCGACAATCAAGCACCTAGTAACTTCTTATTAGAGATGGGTGTGTCGTTACGTGTTGAACATACAAGAGATGATAACCTAAGAGAATCAAGATTTGCTATTATTGCAGAAATGACACCTAATGAAAATAGGTTGTGGGAAGAGCATCGTTTTTTACAGAAATTACAGGCGTAGGTAGAGGAATACATTATGAAGATAAAAATTGGCAAATATCCTGATCGTTGGATTAGCAGAGTACATACTAACCACATGGAAAAGAAGTATGGTTTCCTATGGGAAATGAACGACAAGGAACTGAACGACAAAGAGCCAGTTGTTCCTACACGGTTTGATAACTCAGTTGAGGTGCTTGAAGATTGCTTGCAAACTTTATACAACTGGTCAGTTAACTTGATAGCAGATCGTCAAACACAAACTGTAAAGGTTCATATTGATAAATGGGATACATGGAGCATGGATTCTACATTAGCCCCTATCATCCATCCAATGCTAATACAACTTAACGCAACCAATCATGGTGCACCTAATGTATCATTTACAGATGTGCCTAAAAGATTACGTCCGAGTAAGAAGCAAAGTAACGCATACAATGAAAAGGGCGATGTCGATGACAAGCACTTTGAACGTTGGGATTGGATCATGGGCGAAATGATTTGGGCATTTGAACAAAAGTTAGGCGATGATGGGTGGGAACAACAGTATTATAAATATGAAGATATTCCAGTAGATGAAAAATCAGAAGACTTTAGCGAAAGACTAGGTATTAAACTGGTGTGGGAAGACAATGAAGGTCGTGAGAAGCATCAAGCGAGAATGTCTAATGGGTTTAGATTGTTTGGGGTTTATTTTGAGTGCCTTTGGGATTAATATGAACAATGGGCGTATAGAAGCGATAATTATGAATAAAGAAAAAATAAAAGAATTGATGGTTATCACAGCAGAAGAATGTGGTGAATTGACGCAAGCATGTTGTAAGATATATCGCTGGGATATAGACAGCATATATGAAAATGGTTCAAACAAACAGCGATTACTTGAGGAAGCAGGTGATGTTATGGCGATGATTTCTATAATGGTTGATAATGATCTATTGACAGAACAAGAATTAAATGATAGAATAGATTATAAGAAACGAAAATTAAAAGAGTGGAGTAGTTTATTTGATGAAACTTAGATACAGTGAAGCATTCTATTCGCTTCAAGGTGAAGGTAAATTTGTAGGTGTGCCTAGTGTATTCTTGCGTACTTTCGGTTGCAATTTTCGCTGCAAATCATTTTCAATGTCGAGTGAAGAACGTGAATCTATCAAAGACGAACGATACAATCCAGAAGTAAAGAAATTGATTGATGATGGTGTACATATAAATGCTACGCTATTGGAAGACTTACCTATCATTCATACAGGCTGTGATACATACGCGAGTATCTACCCAGAGTTCAAGCACTTGATGTTTGATCGTACTGTAGATGAAGTAGTTGATCACTTGTTATCGCTTACGCCAAACGGTAAGTGGATGATGGATAATGGTCAAGATATTCACTTAGTGATTACTGGTGGCGAACCTTTATTGGCATGGCAACGTATGTATGTGGATATATTTGAACATCCTCGTATGAGTGATTTAAGAAATGTTACATTTGAAACAAACACAACTCAGTCATTACATGACGAGTTATTTGAATATCTAGATAATAAAGATACAATCACAGTAACGTGGAGTTGTTCACCTAAACTATTGGTTAGTGGCGAATCTCATGAAGATGCGATTAAGCCTGGTGTTGCTGTTCAGTATCGTCTAGTTACTGGTAATAATTTATATCTTAAATTTGTTGTATCTAATGCGGCAGATGTAGCAGAAGTAGATGAGGTAGTGACAGAGTATCGTAATTTTGGTATTGAATGTCCTGTATATCTTATGCCAATAGGTGGTCGCTCAGAAGAGTACGATTTATCAGTAAGAGATATTGCACAGTTGGCATTAGAAAAAGGTTATAGATTTAGCCCAAGATTGCACATAGATTTATATGGTAATAATTGGGGTACATAAATAGTACAAGCAATATAAAATGGAGATTTACAAAACAAATTATGAATAATTATATTTTTACAAGTGAAAGTGTTAGCGAAGGACATCCCGACAAAGTAGCAGATCAAATATCTGATGCGCTTGTTGATGCAGGATTTAAAGTCGGCAATGAAACCACACGTGTCGCAATTGAGACATTAGTTACTACCAATATGGTTACAGTTGCAGGAGAGGTTAAAAACTTCTTTGTAACAAATCAAGAAGTAGAGCAAATAATTCGTGATACGGTTCGTAGAATTGGTTATGAACAAGATGGTTTTCATTGGGAAGTTATAGAGATACATAATGTTATACATACGCAAAGTGATGATATTGCATTAGGCACAGATGACTTTGGTGCAGGTGATCAGGGCATCATGTTTGGTTACGCATGCAATGACAATGATGCATATCTACCAGCACCAATTTACTACGCACATGAAGTTCTAAAAGCATTACAGAGAGTAAAATCATCAGAATCAATTGATCCCATATTGGGACCAGATGCAAAGTCGCAAGTATCAGTAGAATACAAAGATGGCAAAGTATCGCGTATTGACCAAGTAGTTATTTCAACACAGCATAAAGAAGGTCGTTACATAGAAGCATGCATTCTTGCTAGGAATGCAGCAGAAATTGTATTGAAAGGTTTAATTGACAACGATACTGTGTGGCATATCAATCCTACGGGTAATTTTGTTATTGGAGGACCTGATGGCGATACTGGTGTTACTGGTCGTAAGATCATTGTAGATACATATGGTGGTTTTGCACCGCATGGTGGTGGTGCATTTAGTGGTAAAGATCCTACTAAGGTAGATCGTAGTGCAGCGTATATGGCACGATGGTTGGCAAAGAATGTAGTAGCAAGTAAGATGGCTACATGGTGTCAGATTCAATTGAGTTATGCTATTGGTGTTAAAGAGCCTACTAGTATCTACATTGATAGTGATGGTAGTAACAGTGAGATTGAGTCATTCATTCGTGATAATATTGATTTAACACCGAAGGCTATTATTGATAGGTTTGATTTATTTAACTTTACTGACTATAGCACCAACTGCGTGTATGGTCATTTTGGAAACAAAGATGTTCCGTGGGAAAAGATTGGTTGGGAATAGTTCCGACCAATAATATAAAAAGAGGTAGTAATGTTTAAAAGATTAAAAAAACTGTTAGGTTTTTCATCAGACAATTCTGGTGTAACGACTAAAGAGAAAGCAACCGCACGTAATGAACCGTATGTAAATGTGGTGAAAGTAAATATTGACAAAGATAATCCATCTGATGGATATTTTGAATTAGAATGGAATCAAGTATTCATTCGTCAATTGATGGATGCTGGTTATTCTGGTGATAATGAAGAAGCGATCATTGATCAATGGTTTACTGCCCTATGTGGTAGTGTATCAGAAGCAGAATATTAATATCAAAATCGCTTGACAACCCCATGATAATAATGTATAATCATTACATACAATTTAATCATAAAGAGAAGACAAGAAATGAGTAATACATATCTGTTAGTAGACGCGATGCATATGTTTCACCGCGCAAAGCACGTAGTACGTGGTGATGACATGAGCATGAAAATTGGCATGGCATTCCATATCATGTTCAATAGTATCAACAAAGTGTGGCGTGAGCAGAACGGTACACACGTGGTAATGTGCTTAGAGGGTCGCAGTTGGCGTAAAGACTTCTATGAGCCGTACAAGCGCAATCGTGCTGAACTACGTGCAAAGAAGTCGGTACAAGAACAACGTGACGATAGTGAGTTCTTTGAAGCATATGAACATTTTCAAGATTTCGTAACTAACAAAACAAATATGACTTGTCTTCGTCATGAAGAATGTGAGGCTGATGATTTTGTCGCTCGTTTTATTCAGAATCATCCCGATGATAAGCATGTAATTGTAAGTGGAGACTCAGATTTCTATCAATTACTCGCACCTAATGTTACTCAATATAATGGTATCACTGATAACTTAATCAAGTTAGATGGCATCGTGGATGGCAATGGTCGTCCTGTTAAAGACAAGAAGACTAATGAACAGAAGATGCCGGGTGATCCTAAATGGTTGTTGTTTGAAAAATGTGTACGTGGTGATACCGCAGACAACATCTTTAGTGCATATCCTGGTGTACGTAAGAAAGGTAGTAAGAATAAGATTGGTCTAGAAGAAGCATTTGCTGATAAAGAAACCCAAGGTTTCAATTGGAATAACTTTATGTTGCAGCGTTGGACAGATCATAATGGCGATGAACATCGTGTACTTGATGATTATACGCGCAATCTGGCATTAATTGATCTGACTGCACAACCTGATAATATTAAAGAAGCATTAGATACTTCTATTGTAGAACAAGTGCAGAAGCCCGCTATTGGTCAAGTGGGATTACATTTTATGAGATTCTGTGGTCAATGGGATCTTGAACGTATTGGACAAGATGCAACGACTCATGCTATCTATTTGACAGCAGCATATAAGTAGAATCCATTCTGTTAGGTGTTTCATTTTTATAGTTTACGCTAAATAAGTATATAATACAGAATAATGTATATATATGGAGACACTTAACAGAAATGGCAAGACCTAAACCTACAATAATAATAGAATACGTAGATAGAAATTACAACGCAGAACAGATATTGAGAGCAGAAGCGGTGTATGCAGTATACTATGACGGATCACCTGTCAATCTAAGATCATTGAATACATTGATTGATTATCCAGGTCCGAAATATAAGAAGTCGAGTTTCCAAAATAGTGGTCATGCATTCAATCTATCTGATCGTATGAATAAATTATTTAAAACAGACTTATTTACAGTTGTTAAATTAATAGAAGGAGAAGTTATTACTCGTGGAAATGACAAGAGTTGAGTCAATTCAAACTCAAATAGTTACTACACTAAATAATATGTCTTCGGTTGAAATAACCACTGAAGACATCTTCTATAATAAATTTACAATTCGTTTAACCACTAATGGGAAAACTAGATTCATAAAACTATATGACAACTGGGAATTTCAATTAGAATCAAAAATCAAATCTGGACAACTCATTGATCTATTCAGAAAGATGAGTTATCCATATTATCTAAGCACTACTAAATTAATCCTGTTTTCAGAAGAAGATGCATTCATGGTAAAGTTAGCAGGCATAGATGGATGGTTAGAAGGAAAATCAACTTAACACAGCCCGATATGTACGGGCTTTTTTGTGGGCTAAATATATTATTAGTAATATTGGTGGTTAATTCATAAATAGAAGTAGTTAAGGAGAAGATATTTATTATGAACTTATTATATAAAATCGTATTTAAAATTACTTTAGTAGTATTATTAGGATTAGCACAATTTACTTCGGTTACATACGCATCAGTAATTGAAACAGAATCAACAAGTAACAGTACCGTTACAACCAATGGTACAAATACAACAACAGTAAAAAGTCCACCTCCGAGTGCAATCAGTCCTAGTATCAACGCTAGTAACAGTGATTTATGTACAGTGGGAATATCAGGTGCAGTGCAAACGCAGATACTAGGTATTAGTGGTGGAAGCACAGTGCGAGATATGAACTGTGAACGTTTAAAATTATCCAAAACAATATATGACATGGGCATGAAAGTTGCCGCAGTAAGTGTTATGTGTCAAGATACCAGAATATTCAATGCTATGAAAATGGCAGGAACACCTTGTCCATATTTGGGTACAATTGGCGCAGAGGCTCAGACGCAGTGGGATGATAATACAGAAATGCAACCAGCGCAAATAGAGGAAACCGAAAAAGATGATAAATTTAAAACAATTGGCGGCCTTCTTTTGTTTCTGCTTATTCTTCTCTAGTCTTGCACTAGCCGATACAACCAATGGGGACGGTAGTTACACTACTGATCCTATTACCTCCAAACCAGAAGACGGAATTATTACCAGTCAATGTCAGCCTGGACAAACCAGTGCCATGCAAATAAACAACACTGAAATAATGTTTGGTCAGTGTTACGATACGTTTGCTTTATCATATACCATCAATGATATGTTACGACAAGAAGGCATTAGTGTAGACAAAGTTCACTATAGTTGGAAATATCTAAACGGTTGTTACAATACAACTGACCCTGAAACTGGACACGCAAAGGATTGGTGTACTGACAATATTGGCAACCGCGTTGATCTAGAAACTGGTGAAATACTTGATACTGAATATGCAGAACAATTTGATTATATAACAGTAACCGTTGAAATTACAAATGCAGCAGGTGAGGTAATTGAAACACGGGTATACGACTATGATACTTGGTATGATTGGAAAAAGCCAAACTCATACAGTGAGAATGAAGAGTTTGATGCGGAAACTGGTGCATATTTTCAAGTAGAAGAAGATTTCATTCAGTTATATGATCATACTACGGGTGTTGGTAGTATATACACACCAGACAGTCTTGGTAGTGCTAATTTTAGAGTAGCAACCAAGGACGGAGCTGCATGGGAAGGACATTATGGTCCGGTGTTCAAAGACGGACAAATCTGGTTTACATATCGTGCTAACCCATGTGCGCAAACAGCATTATACGATCCAAGTTGTGATGGATACGCTGACGCATATGCAACCGCAGAATATGATAATAACTGTAGTGCAGACGCATTATATGATCCTGGTTGTCCAGGATATCAAGCGGCGTACAATCAACAACAGTACGACAACGCTTGTGCAGCAGATGCGACATACGATACAGGTTGTCCAGGATATGCCACAGCATATTATGACCAGCAATGCGAAGCAGATCCGTTGTACGATAGTGGATGCCCTGGATATGATAACGCACACTTTACTCAACAATGTGAGGCAGACCCATTATACGATAGTAGTTGCGATGGATATGCAAACGCATATTACAATCAACAATGTAGCGCAGATCCTTTATATGATAGCGGCTGTGCTGGGTATGATACTGCATATTACAATCAACAATGTAGCGCAGATCCTTTATATGATAGCGGCTGTGCTGGGTATGATACTGCATACTATAACTATCAATGTAATGCTGATCCTTTATATGACAGTGGATGTACGGGATATGATGCTGCATATTACAACTATCAATGCAATGCTGATCCTTTATATGACAGTGGATGTACAGGATATGATGCTGCATATTACAACTATCAATGCAATGCTGATCCTTTATATGACAGTGGATGTACAGGATATGATGCGGCTTATATGAGTCAGCAGTGTAGTGCTAATGCACTTTATGATAGCACATGTCCTGGTTACAATGCTGCATATTACAGTTATCAATGTAGTGCTGATCCGCTATATGATAGCGCATGTGATGGACATTTTGATGCACAATGTGATGCTAATACGTTATATAATGCACAATGTGTAGGATATGAAACAGCATACTTTAATCAACAATGCTCATATAATCCTCAATACGATAATCAATGCTCTGGTTATATAGCGCCTGTTGTAGCAGATGTTATCACAATAGAAGAAATTATTGCGGCACCGTTGCCACAGGCATTTATCATATTACCACAACCGTCGGCACCAGAACCCGCACCAGTTGAAATTATATCAGTGGTGGAAGTTGAAATAGAAATAATTCCTGAACTTGTTGAAGTAATAGAAGCGCAAGTTGAAGCAGAGATTGCGACTGAGATTGAAGCAGAATTAGAACCAGTGGAAGAAACAACAGAAGAAGTAACAGAAGAAGTAACTGATGAAACAACAGAAGAGGTTACAGAAGAGGTTACAGAAGAGGTTACAGAAGAGGTTACAGAAGAGGTTACAGAAGAGGTTACAGAAGAGGTTACAGAAGAGGTTACAGAAGAGGTAGTTGAAGAAATCAAGCCGATAGTTAAGGAGATCACCAAGGAAGAAAAGCAAAAAGCCAAAGTGAAGAAGATGAAAGAGATTATTAAAAACAAGTTAGCAAAACTAGCAATTGTAATGGGCCAAGCCCAATCATTGTCCGATCAGAAAGCATTACAAGCACAAATAAGTGCATTGATTAACTTTGTCCCAGGCTTTAGTGCGTACGGACAACGAGTAATACCCGGCACTGATTTTTACACATCGGGTGGTATTTACAAAGATAAAAAAGTCCCTGAGAACCAAAGAGGATTATTAAATGGTCTTGCAAGTCAAATACTTCATGAGAAGATGGTAGATGAACAATATAAGGATATGAATTAATGTTTAGTACAATATGTGGCATAGTCTTAACATTGCATATGGGACTTAATGAAGAATATCAATATAATTCTTTTCATCCATATTGTAAAGCAAAAACAGAAAGTAATGTAATAGCAGGAGCATATTACAACAGTGTTGATAGGGTAAGTTTATTTGTAGGATATGAATATGATATTAACTATCACACATCAATAGAACTAGGAGTAGCATCAGGATACGAATATGATGTTACACCAACAGTTAGGGTTAATTATAAAAACCTATTTTTAATGCCAGCACTGGACAACGGTAAAACAGGCTTGGCGATTGGCCTACAATATAATTTTTAAGGAGAGTAACAATGAGTGAGAAAACAACAGTAGAAGTAGGTGGAGTTAAGTTTACAGGTGGAAAGATATTCCTGTTACTAACAGTATTAAGCACAATGGGTGGTGCAGCGTGGGGTGGATTTGAATTCTACAACGACTATAGAAATATGAAGGCTAAGATTGAAAGTTATAAAGCACCCGATCTAAGTGGGTTTGACAAGGATTTAGCAGTACAGCGTGAAAGGTTCGCTATTGTTGATGCACACATGGAATTCGTCAGTAAAGAGATTGCATTATTTAAAGAAGAAATAGGCATGATCAAAGAAATTAATGATGAACATTATCAATCACTGAAGGATCTAAAACAAACTATGCGCGATGATATAAATCGTCAAGAAAAGATTATTGATAAAGTAGAAGATGAAGTGCAAAAAACCGAAGAAGATGTTCGTAAGTTAATCAGCATTGCAGATGGTAGATTTGAAAATAAACGAAGTCAACTACAGTCAGACTATGAACAGAAAGCAGATAGCATTCGTAAAGATACTGAGCGAAAGTTAAAAGAACTTGAGGCTAGGCTAAACAAGCGGTTACAACGCGCATTAGATAATCCGTTAGCACAGTAAGTGCTTGACATGTATAGATATTTAATGTATACTAGATAGATGACGATAGAGAGTGATACGCAATGAAGCAAAAGTTTAAAGAAGCATACATGGATACAGCGAAGCGATTCGCTGAATTGAGTCATGCGATAAGATTGAAAGTAGGATCAATCATTGTTAAAGATGATAGAATCATATCAATCGGATTCAATGGAACTCCCAAGAACTGGGATAATAATTGTGAACACCGAGAATATCAGAGTGCATCCTCGCGTAATTGGTTAGATGCAGAAGATAATATAGATCAGTGGCCATACGAAGATGATAAGGGTCGTTATCGTTTGACTACTAAGCAAGAGGTATTGCACGCAGAGATGAATGCGATTTCAAAGATTGCAAAAACTACTGAATCAGCAGACGGTGCAACAATGTTTGTAACGCATCAACCATGTATTCATTGTGCTAAGATCATATATCAATCTGGTATTACCGCAGTATATTATGGTGCTGAATATCGTGATCCAGCAGGTGTACGCTTTCTAGAAGAATGTGGTGTATTAGTCGAGAAAATTGAGGATAGTTCTTTATGAAGACAATAATTGTCGTAGGTCATGGTCATGGATTGGGATGAAATTAAACAAATAGGAAACAATATACATTGATGAATGAAATTACAATAGAGCAGATAGAAGAATTTGATGAGATGTATGGCGATGAGTTACCAAGTTATACACATGAGCCAATTAAATTTAAGTATTACTGGGACATGTATTTACAAGTAAAAAATAATGAATCAGAAATCAAATAAACTGTTGACAACGTATTAGATGTATAGTATAATTAATACATAAGTTAATTTTATAGGTAAATGATATGTCTACAGCAGTAGCAGAGAAGTTAGAAGTATGTCCTAAGATGTCAGCGACTGTACGTGAGCGCATGACTAAATCACGTGTTCGATTTCTATTAACTAAACCGTTCTATGGAACACTTGCATCACGATTAGTTCTTACTGAGGCTAATTATATGCCTACGGCTGCAACCGACGGGCGTCGTTTGTTGTACAATGTTGAGTTTGTAAATAAATTGTCAGATTCAGAACTTGACTTTTTGGTTGCTCACGAAGTATTACATTGTGTGTACGATCATATGGCGGCACGTGGTGATCGTAATCCTCAAGTATATAATGCTGCATGTGATTACAATATAAACCTCACACTAGTTGATAACAAGATTGGTACTATTATTGGTTCTGATAAATTAGATGGTGGTGAACCTTGTTATGATACTAAGTATCGTGATATGGGTAGTTATGAGATTTATGAAAAGTTGATGGAAGATTACGATGGAAAGAGTTACACTGTTAATGCAGACGGTACTATCACTGATGAAGATGGCAATGTAGTTGGCAATATTAGTGGCATGGACGTTCATTTAGAGCCTTCACAAGGTGATGAAAATGGCAATGATGCTAACGGGAACCCAGTTGATGGTATGTCAGCAGATGAACGTAAGGCATTACAAGATGAAATCAAGCAAGCAGTGATCAATGCAGCACAATCAGCGGGCGACGAAGTACCTGATGATATCAAGCGAATGATTGGTGAATTGACATCGCCTAAGATGGATTGGCGTGATGTGTTGCGCACTCAATTGGAAAGTTCATTGAAGCGTGATTTCACATTCATGCGTCCTAGTAAGCGTTCTGGTGAGGTTATCTTCCCAGGCATGTCACGAGATGAAGAATTGAAAGTGACAGTTGCTATCGATACATCTGGTAGTATTAGTACAGAGATGTTGCGTGACTTCGTAAGTGAAGTGCAAGGTATCATGGATCAGTATCAAGATTACGAGGTGACTATGATGCAGTTTGACACTGGTGTATATGGTGTTGAAGTATTTACCGCAGACGGCGGCGAGGATATCTCTGAGTATGATATTCGCGGTGGTGGTGGTACAGAATTCGATGCAGTATGGAATTACATGAAAGAAAACGACATGGAGCCTGATCAGTTAATTATGTTCACTGATGGTTATCCATTTGGTTCATGGGGTGATGAAGATTATTGTGATACATTGTTTGTAATTCACGGTGATACTGAGCATCGCATTGAATCACCATTTGGAGTTACAATTCATTATGATGCATAATGTAAAGATTATAAATAATGCAGGCAGTCTAAGTGAAAGTGACTTAGTACTGCTTGCAGGAACAGATATTATTCTGTCGATGTTGCGAAATCGTATACTTATTCTAGTTGAAAAGAAACAAGTATGTGATTGGAGCAGATTAACAGAAGATATGACGGGATTGTACTATATTAGAACAATCGATCACAATAGTAATTTATTTCAATTATGGTTTGAGACTCCAGTAGACTTGACCCAGTTTGAAAAGAATTTAGCAATGGCGAAGATCGCCGGAAATGTTTACGAATAGTAATCATCATTTATCTGTAATAATATAGATAAATAAACATAGTAGTTAATTAAATAAAGGAAGTAAAATGACTGAAGCAACACAAGAAGTACCAACACTAACATTGCAGGACTTAACATTGACAGCGAATATTATCGATTTGTCAGTACAACGTGGCGCATTTAAAGGCGCAGAAGCAGAACAAGTTGGACAAATGTTCAATCGTTTAGTTGCGATTATCAAATCAATTGCACCACCAACTGACGAATCTGCTACGGAAACAGAAGGCGAGGTTTAATCTCATGTCTACAAATAATCTAAAACATGTAGGTCAATTGATCAACACACAACGTAGATGTGTTATCATGTTTCGTGAAATTCCAGATGATGAAAGTAATTGTCTAGTAGTGGACACCGATGCATTGGTAGATTGGATGCACGATGATGTTATTAATGCAGTAGAATCTCCTGGCGCTCAAGCATCAGTGGATTTCTCTGAATTTGCACAGCGTAGAGTAATGACAGATGGCACTAACATGCTGCAATCATTGCACGCAAAAGGTTTTTTGCAAAAGCAAAAAGCGTCAAATGTGATGATGACACCAAATCGTGAAACTCAGATCCGTTTAGACGAATTGAATAAAATCATTCGCGAGCAGTCTGGACAGGACACCATTCATAAGCAACCTGTTGAAACTCCTGAGTCACTGTCAACTCCGTCAACCGAGTCGACTGGCAATGAAGTTATCGATGATATTGCGATTGCATCTAACATGATTGCACAAGCAAAGCAATTTGAAGAGGAAGCAGCAACATTGCGTGAAAATGCATATGCATTGTCTCCTGAACTGAAACCAAAACGTGGTCGACCGGCTGCTAAAAAGACAGCAACTGCGTAAATTAGATTATGACTGGGAGTAATAATAATGAACGATGAGCCTACCGCATTTATATTTGATGTAGATGGCACACTTACTCCCAGTCGTTCTTTAATTGACCCAGTATTCGAAGCATGGTTTGTGGATTTTTGTACTCATAATGATGTATATATTGTCACTGGAAGTGATCGTACAAAAACATTAGAGCAAATACACGGTACATTATATGATCTTATAGTTAAAGTATATCAATGTAGTGGTAATAATGTGTGGATCAAAGATGTAGAAATCGAATGCAATGAATGGGTACTTGGTGACGAAGAGAGAGAATTCCTAAACGCTAAATTAGAGGAATCTGAATTTAGTATTAAGACAGGAATGCATATTGAAGATCGTCCAGGAATGGCGAATTTCAGTATAGTGGGTAGAGGTGCAACAGTGGAAGATCGCGCAGCCTATGTAGAATATGAATTTGTACATAAAGAGCGTAAACTAATTGCTGAAGCGTTCAACTTTAAATTTAAAGAGTCTGGGATAACTGCACATGTTGCAGGTGAGACGGGTCTTGATATACTACCCAATGGGAAAGACAAAGGTCAGATCATTCATGATTTTGACGAACAAACTATTTATTTCTTTGGTGATAGGATGGAAGAAGGTGGCAATGATGCTCCTCTTAAACAAGCCATCATTGGCAGAAGAAACACAAGTGATAAGTGCTTTACAGTAGAGGGATGGGAACATACATGGAATCTACTACAGGAACTATCTAAGCAAGGATTATGTTATTAAATAGCATAAATATAATTAGAATACTTACAATTTACAAGTACACTTGGAATAAATAAATCATGGCAATTGAACAAAACGATAGATCATTTAGTAAGATTTTTGATGAGATCGACATACAAACTATACCTCCCAAATATATACAAGCAATCATCCTTACATTAGTAGGTGGTGAGAAGATAGAAATATCAGATGAAATGCTAGATTCTATTACATCGGCAGAAGATGTATTCGCAGGAATCGAGCGAGAAGATGTCATGAACGTTGATATTGCTCTTGATTATGAAGCAATCGAATATGATGTAAGCACCGATGTGAAGAGCGTGCTAGACGGTCTATTCGGCAATCATGACTGATAGTGCAACCAGAATATGGATGTGCGGTATACCCGGATCTAAATGGTCTGGAATAGATATGCATATGCGTCAAGTGTTACCATGTGATCAGACTGATGAATCAGATGAACGCACATGTTATCATAGAGCGTATTCACCAACCGATACTAACAACGGACATCGTGGTAGTTATTGGGGACCAGGAATGGGATGTGGTGAAGATTGGATAGACTTCAATTTTATGGATAAATCAAAAATAATCAACGACATAGATACAGTATTCACTGGTACTGGTTACAAAATAATAAAAGATCATTTCTTGGCTAGACAATTTAATCTAGATTACGTGTGGAATAATTTTTCTGGTGATTATATAGTTCTTGTATATAGAGAACCACAGAAATCATTTGCATGGTGGTCAGAAGTTATGGATTTTGGCGAGGGACATTATCCAGATTATGCGCCTGGATATACTGATTATAATACAATGAGAAAGTTGCTGTGGACTGAATCTGCAAAGATAACAGACTTCGCAGTTCGTAAAGATATGAATTTCTCACTATATAACAATCAAGCATTCCAATCAATTGATGGATTTGCTTGGAAAACGGCTAATAAACTTGACATTATGACCAATGACACATATATATCTGTAAAGCGAATACCATAATGTCAAGTCCGTTTAAAACACCTTGGCACTTTGATAAATTTCGCACAGATGAAGAAGGTGAGTATGTTAAGATTGTTGGAATAGTCAATGGTGACTGGACAACAGAGATAGATCATGCTCGTTCAAAAGACTTCAATGTTCAAAATTATAATGAACAGCGTTATGAACATGCTGCTAACAAAAAAAGTAAAAACCATATAGAAGAAGATAAAGAGAATCCTGATGGTAAACCTGGATCTACTATGTTTCGTAAAATTAATTACGATAAGTTCCCTAGCGAGTTCCCAAAATTAAATGCGATCACAGATTTATTACAACTTGATAAAGATGAAAAGTTAACATGTAAGTTCAATGAGCAGTTCCCTAACGATCAACTTATGTGGCATATTGATAACTTGCCGGGAAACCCACGTAAAGAGCGTGTGATAGATAATCCCGAATTCAAGCATTCAAACGACAATAAAATACGCTTCTTGATCACATTAGAAGATTGGGAACCAGGACAAGTCTTTCAGTTTGGTAATAGAGTATACACCCAATGGAAAGCAGGTACTATATTTACATGGGAATGGAGTACATTGCCTCATTTAACATGGAATGGTAGTTGGTCAAAGCGTCCTTGTTTACAGATCACAGGTACAGCAACACCATCAACATGGGATATTGTGCGTAACGGTAATGCAGATATCATCTATAACATATAAATAAAAGAGTGTCATAAATCGACACAAAGGAAACTAAAATGACAGAAAAGAAATTACCATCAGATACGTTTTGTATTCTACCTTGGATACATTTGAGTACTCGCCCAGACGGCAGTATGAGAGTATGTTGTACAGCAAATGCAAGTAGTGTTGGTGCAACAAATGATAAAGTTCACGGTGGGCGAGTTGGCATTGTTAAGACAGATGATGGTAAGCCTGCAAACCTAAACAACAGTGACTTGTCTAGTGCATGGAACAATAGTTACATGCGTGGTGTACGTCAACAAATGCTTGCAGGAGAAAAGCCTGCTAGTTGTTTGAAATGTTACAAAGAAGAAGATGCAGGACATCGATCTAAGCGACAGTGGGAAACCCAGTACTGGATGCGTGATGGAATTGATGTTGATGAACTTGTTAAAGAAACATATGAAGACGGTTCAACTGATTCAAAACTACGATACATTGATATCCGTATGGGTACTAAATGCCAACTTGGTTGCGTTATGTGTAGTCCACACGATTCATCAGGATGGGTAAAAGATTGGAATAAGTTGTATCCACAGATTACCAATGAGTCACTAAAAGAAACAATGTCTTGGGATGATAAAGGCAAGCAGTTTGGTGCTAATTATAACTGGCATAAAAACAACCCACAGTTTTGGGAACAATTTTATGCTCAAATTCCATTCATGCGTCAACTATACTTTGCAGGCGGCGAATCGACGGTTATCGAAGAGCATTATGAAATCCTAGATAAAGTTATTGAAATGGGTTATGCATCTCAGATTGAGTTGCGTTACAACAGTAATGGCATTGAATTGCCTGATCGTCTACTAGAGCAATGGAAGCATTTCCAAAAGGTACGTTTCCATTATAGTATTGACAGTATTGGTGAAATGAATGATTATATTCGTTACCCAAGTGAATGGTCACATCAACTTGCAATGTTTGAGCGTCTTGATACACAGACTTCTAACAACGTAGAGATTACAATCGCGTGTGCAGTTAACGCACTAAACATTCACTACATTCCAGACTTCCTTAAATGGAAACTGCAATCAGACTTGAAGAAGACAAACATGTGGCCCTTTGGCGCTGGTGGTATTAACTATCACTTTGTATACTGGCCAGGACATTTGAATGTCAAGGTATTGCCAGATGAGTTCTTAGACAAAACCGAAGCGAAGTATGAAGAGTTCATTGCATGGTGGAAAGAGAATTGGGAACTAGGTGTTCCAAGTTGGCACAAGGGTAAAGTAGATTATCAGACATGGGAAGATGCTGAATATGGCATCAAGCGTTTACGTGGTATGATTAGTTTTGCTCGTAGTGAAGATTGGAGTCAGCGATTACCAGAGTTTAGAGAATACATTAACAAACTAGACGAGATGCGCGGCACCGATTTCAGAAAAACATTTGCAGACATGGCTTACTTATTAGACGAGCCTACAGAGGACAATGATAGTGACTGATGTAATACCAGTATTAATTGCGTTAGAAGTGGAATTGCCCTATGAATTACCGACACCATATGTTAAAATAGTAACAGGTGTCGGTAAGATCAAAGCGACAATGGCAGCAATGGAAGCAGTATTTAAGTACAATCCTCATACCATTATCAATATGGGTACTGCGGGCAGTTTAGATCCTGATTTAGCACTAGGTGTACATGAAGTTAGTACCGTAGGTCAACGAGATATGGATGCATCGCCTTTAGGTTGGAAAGTAGGACAGACTCCGTTCACTGGTGAATTATGGATAGATCTAAAACTTAGTGGTGTTTCATTGACTAGTGGTGATAACTTTGTCACAAGTCAGCCACCATTGAGTAGTACACTGGTTGATATGGAAGCATATGGTATTGCAATGGTATGCAAACAGTATAAAGTTATCTTTGATTGCTATAAGTACGTATCAGACTTTGCAGATGAAGATTCAACTACAGACTGGGAACAGAATTGCTCCGATGGTGCAAATGAATTCATGAAAATATTATCAAATCGTAGCGAGTAAATAATGTTAGATGTTGTCATGTTGGCGTATGGTGAACCAAACGCTGATCAAAATTTCAAAAGAATACAGAAATTAGCACCCAATGCGAAGAGGGTAGATAATGTCGTCGGGATTTTAGAGGCACATCAAGCAGCAGCAAAATTGGCAACTACTGATAATTTTTATGTAGTAGATGCTGACGCGGTGTTATCTGAGCATTTTAATTTCTCATTCACACCTGATATCATTAAAGAATCGTATCCGGGTGTGAATGAATCAAGTTGTGTATTCGTATGGCAGAGTGTTAATGCAGTCAATGGATTGATTTATGGTTATGGTGGAGTAAAGTTATTCCCTAGACATAAGTTATTGAATGCGAAATCATTTCAGATAGATATGACCACAACAATAGATGCACCATTAGTAGTGAAGCAACAAATATCTAATATAACCGAATTCAATACAGATGAATTCAGTACATGGCGCAGTGCATTCCGTGAGTGTACAAAACTAGCATCTAACCCCACTCCAGATATGGATGATCGATACAGATTAGATGTATGGTGTACTCGTGGAGATAGCAGTGCCCATGGAAAATATGCTATAATGGGTGCTAGACAAGGACGAGAGTTCGGTGCATTTTACAAAAATGATAAGAAAACTCTAGATAAAATAAACGATTTCACTTGGTTAACCACTACATTTGACAAGTCATCAGTGCATACAATAGATCAGCATCACCCAATTCATTTATCATGGTTTCATGGACTAGAAGAATATTTTACATTGTCATCCGTAGAATCATACTATGCAGTATTTATTAAACTAAAGAATGCACTGGTATACGGTGATAACTGGGGCATTCGCGATCTTATTTTAGAAGAAGTAAATATAGGTAAGAATGAAGACACTGAACTTTATGTTAATGTAATACTTCAATCATTATTAATAGATGATTATGTAATACCAGATCATCAAGTATTGGAATATATTAATCGCAATATTAATGATAATTTTATATATGGATTGATGAAATTGTCTGACCCATCGCATGGTAATATTGATCTAGTAGATTTTATCACACGTGATTCGATGATAGGCAAGTCTTGGATGATTGAAGAATTAAGTAAGACAACGTTGGAACCATCTGATGTTGTAATATTGGGTGGTAACATATGCACCCATTCATCTATGTTAATTAATAATTATGAAACAATTGAATCTATACTTAGTGTGGATATAGATCATAAGACAACAGAGTATGCTCGTTTGTTAAATCATATAGCAGAATCTGACGAATTATTCAGTGCACAAACCAATGATGTATCTGATATAATATGGGATGAATCATCTCTGCCTGATTTATTGATAAACACTAGTTGCGCACATATGGATGATACATGGTTTGACAATATACCAGATACTGATGATACTTTGATAGTAATACAGACAAATGATTTTTCAGATAATATGAACTGCGTTAAAGATCTGTCTACCGCCATGACTAAATACCAAATGAAAGAAGTATTATTTAGTGGTGAACAAAGCACACAGTTATATAATAGATTTATGATTATAGGAATCAAGTAATGAACGATGACGATATAAAGAACAATGACACAGATAATGGGTTTTGCGCACTGCCATTTGTACAATATAGTACATTCAATGGGGGTCGTTATCGATTATGTTGTATGGCAAAGGAACCTAGTGAACTTATTAATCAAGAAGAACTAGGCATAGATGGAACATGGAATCATGATTACATTCGTAGTGTTCGTGAGCGTATGGCTACGGGCGAATGGCTACCAGAGTGTATAGAATGTAAAAGATTAGAACGTAACGATATTATAAGTTCTCGTCAATGGGAAAACTATTCATGGAAAGATCAGGTTCCAGATATTGTAGCATTAGCAAGTGCAAATGATTGGAATATAGAACAGCCTCTACAATTTGATTTTAGATTAGGTAATTTGTGTAATCTACAATGTCAGATGTGTAACAAAGAAGCATCGCATTTAGTAAGTGTTGAGCGTGCCAATATGATTGCAACAGATTTGGGTCCCAAATCTCCTAACTTAGATAGATATGATTGGGACAATAATATTGCTAATAAAAAGAAAGCGATAATTCAGCCTGGCATCGATTGGGATAGTTTTGATAAGATGCTGCCATATGCACAGACGATTAAAATGATTGGCGGCGAACCAACTGTTGTATCTGATATGTTCAAGTTGCTAGACAGAGCAACTGAATCCGGATACGCAAAAAATATTACATTATCGTTCTACACGAACATCACCAATATGCAAGATAGATGGTTGAAGCAATTTAGTCAGTTTAAGCAAGTTGTTGTAAATTGCTCATTAGAGGGCATGGGTGATATGAATGATTATTTACGTCCGCCATCGCAGTGGGATTCAGTATGGGAAAATTTTGATAAGTTAGTAAAGTATTCAAATACATCAGAAGGAAAGAACATTCGTGTACGTGTCACTACGGTGAATCAAGTAACAAACGCGTTGCATTTGGTTCCATTCTGGAGATTTATGCACGATTATCAACAGACTAATGACCGTACCATCGGCATGAGTACGAATCAATTGGTAGAACCTGAATATTACTCAATGGCGCATAGTCCCCAATGGTTGCGTGATGAACAGAAATCACAGATACTAGAATTTTTAGAAGAGATAAAAGATAGTCCTCATTATGAAGATTATTCACGTCCGTTAATGGAAGCATTGCATTTTGGCGAAGATCCAGAAACCAAGTATGATCGTGGATTTATGAGGGATTATGTTCAAGTAACAGAAAACTATGATAAGCATCGCGGACATGATGTGATGTCAGTAGCACCTGAATTTAGCCGAATTAAATCAGATTTAGAACTTGACAAGTAAGGAAATAAATGACATCAACTAATATGGAATATTTAACTGAGATAGATTTTGCATTAACCACATATTGTCAAGCACGATGTAGAAGTTGTGCTAGAACGAATCAATATACTGGTGAAAAAGAAGATTGGTTAGAACTCAAGCATATGAATCTAGATGTGTTTAAACGAACTCTTGCAGCATCTACTAATATAAAGTATAATATAATTGAGTTTTGTGGCGAGTTGGGCGATCCCATGATGCATCCACAAGTTGACAAATTTATAGAAACTGCATTAGAATATGCACCATCAATATTAATATCAACAAATGGTGCGCTTAGAAATGCAAACTGGTATAAGACGATAGCAGAAAAATACACAGACGATGTCTTTATAAATTGGGCAATTGATGGAGCAACACATGACACCAATTGGAAGTATAGAGAAGGTGTTGATTTTAATAAAGCTTTTGAAAATATGAAAACTCACACTCAATCAGGTGGGGATGGTGAATGGCGATATTTAATATTTGAGTGGAATTGGCATGAAATACCGCTAGCACGTCAAATGGCAAAAGAGATTGGAATTAAAATTATTTTTTGCTTCAATAATAGAGATTTTGGATTAATAACACCAGATTCTAGATTGGATGCAGAAAAATTATTAATAGGAGTGAGTCCAGATGACATCAAAGGGTAAATATAATATTGAATGTCAATCATTCGAAGCTCTAAATGAATTTACTAACCTCCCTGTAAGAAAATGGGAAGTAACACCAGAAGGAAGAGTGTGGCCATGTTGTTATTTTGCAAATGCATGGGATAGACGACATATGATGAGGGCAGATGAATTGGGTCCCGATGAAGATTCTAGTGAAGAAGATTTTCATAATGTAAATGGTGAATCAGCAGAATTATTGAATGATGCTAGAATGATGACTATAATAAATGAAGATCCTGATTGGAATAGTTTAGAACATCACTCTATAGAAGAAATCATAGCGCACGAAGTATTCCACAGTTACATCTGGACTGAAGGATGGAATAGCGATAATCCTGCGATATTGTGTGTTAATAATTGTAATAAGTGTTGACAAGTAAGCCGTATTGTTGTATAATAGTTATATAAGTTAATAAAGCGCAAGGAAATGAATATGTTAAATTTTTTAGAGACTACTGTTTTGCCAATGACACGTGTTATTGAAGCGAGCGGCTATTTTGAAATATTGTTATTATGTTTATTGCCAATCATGCTGATTGGTAGTGCGGTATTATTTAAGAAAGGTGAATTATAATGGCTAGATTTAGTGAGTTTAAGCATTGGGTACAATCCATGTGGTATGATCATAAGCGCGAAAAGATTGAGTGGGAAGGTAGTCCACCAGATTACGGTTTTCGTACGTGGGTTAACATGAACAAATGGTTCATCAAGCGTATGTGGAAAGCACGTAACGAAGAATCATAAGTTTATATTAGACAGAACTGTAACGTATATCTGACCTTGTTCTAGACAAAAGGGTTTGGGTTGTAGCGCAGTCTGGGAGAAGCGTCTATCCTCGGTGATGTAGCATTAGATTAATTACCTAATACCCTGCATTACATAGATAGAAGGTCGTGGGTTCGAATCCCTCCAACTCCGTTAGAGTTTTGTCTAATATAAATATAGTTTAACTAAGCGTAGGGAAAAGTAATGATTGTAGCACTAGCACTAATTGGGGCATTGTTCACAGTAGACAATGCAGAGTTTTTAAATCAGGTAGAGAAGAATAAAGCAGATGGTATGTCGTGGCATTACATTGGGTCAACTGCACCAAATGCAAATGATCCGTACATTGCTGCAATTAACAAAGAAACGGGTGAAGAAACTGTTTACTTTAAGATGTTACAGGACTAAATGTAACTAAGTATTTAATTGAAAATAAGTGTTGACAAGAACGAAATAGTCTGTTACACTTATTACATAGGTTTGAGAAGCGTAACTAAGCATTTTGAACCGAAAAAGATAAATAGAATCATAAGAAATAAAGTTAAAATAAGTGTTGACAAGATAGAAATAGTCTGTTATACTTATAACATAAACAGTTAAAGATAACTGTAATAAACAAGAGAACGAAACGATGTTAAACACATTCTGTAATTTACATAGTAAACTAGATAGTCAACGCTGGTATCAGCCGGAGATTATGAATGTGCCCGCGAGTTTCTTAGACGAGGATGATGGATTATATTAAGCCATTAAATCCAATAAATTTCTAAGAAACCCGCCAAGCGAAAGCAAAGCGGGTTTTTTTATGACAGTGTAAAAGTAGAAGCGGAACGAGGTCGCTGAGATTACACTTTAAATAATATCTCTAAAATGGCGTGTTGTAGGATTGAAAGTTCTAGTTAGAATGAGTAAAATTATGACAGTATATTTTTATACTAAAAAGCATTCATAGAGTGTTTTTCAGTATAATGCTCGGTTAGCTCAAAGGTAGAGCCATCGCTCGATAAGCGATAGACGAAGGATCGTTACCTTCACTGAGTACCATTTTAAAATTGGAGATTCACTGCCATAAGTGTGAACTATAAAATTACGGATTGTTAGCATAGTGGCTTAATGCAGCACCTTCATACGGTGAAGATCAATGGTTCAAATCCATTACAATCCACCACAAGTTTTACAGGGTATAGCTGAGTTTGGTTTAGCACGGGCCTTGGATGCCTGAGACGAGGGTTCAAGTCCTTCTTCCCTGACCATTAGAGATAGTGTATATCTCGTGTCTTTTATTAGATATAAAAATACAATTTAATACTCTTGCCAGTGGAACTGGCAGTTGGGTTTCGACCCCGACTTGCGAATGTTCGATTCATTCCAGGAGTGCCAAATTTACTATGCTGGCTGCCGTCTACGTTTCCGGAAACTGACGTTAAATATTGAGGTTCAACTCCTCGGATACATTAAGGAAGGCTTGGTGTATCGCGTTACAGGCAACGTAAGGGTTCGACTCCCAAATAGTAAACCGCTTTGATGGTGATCGTAGCATAACTGGCAAATGCCCAAGGTTGTGAACCTTGTAGATCCGGGATCATACCCCGGCGATCACACCACTTATTTTATGGAAGATGATCTAGTCTGGGACTAGGATGACTTGCTAAGTCAATCGGCTCGAAAGGGTTTGGGATCGTAACCTACTTCTTCCGCCACTTTTAGCGCGGTTGCCAGAGTAGCCAACGGAGCGGCTTGCAAACCCGTACAACCATCGGTGCAAATCCGATACCGCGCTCCAATTTTAAGTTCCGTTCGTCTATCGGTTAGGACATACGGGAAGAATTACATCCCCATAGATTACGTTGGTTAAATCACTAGACTTTCACTCTAGCGAACCGGGATCGTCGCCCGGTGGGGATACCATTTTTGTCTTATAGTTTAATATGGCATTTGGGTATGACGATACTCAAGAATAGAATCTTGCAATCAGCGAGAGATACAGGTATTGCATAATCCTGTTAAGACAAATTATTTTTAATGCATCGGTAGTGTCAATGGAAACACGCGAGATTCCAAACTTCGTATTCTAGGTTCAAGTCCTAGTCGGTGTGCCACATTAAGGTAGTTAAGCAGTTGAGAACCATATCGTGAAACCTACGGGGGAGTTGGTATTGGAACAAATAGTTCGCTGCTCAAGAGGGTGTTGACCTCTACTGCCACCCTTTTTATCTTGTTGCTTAATTAAAGCAGTGGAATCCCTCATACATCGTCAATGCTATGAGAATGATGTTTCCATGCATGTAGGTGCAAATCCTACCAAGATAAATTATTTTTAAGCAGGATACGACTCATGGTGAGACAGCGGATTGTAAATCCGTAGCGTGTAATGCGCAAGTAGGTTCAATTCCTTCATCCTGCACCACTTTTAAGCCGCAGTGACCCAAATAGGTAGAGGTGCTGGTTTTAGAAACCAGATGTTGTAGGTTCGATCCCTACTTGCGGTACCAACATAAATACAACCATATATAGGAGAAACCATATAATGGCAATTACATTATCTAAAGAAGCATCAGAGCGCATATCAGATTACATGATCAACAGAGGACCTACGTACGGTGTACGTGTAGGTGTAAGAACAACAGGTTGTTCTGGTCTTGCATACATAGTAGAGTTTGTCGATAATATTGACGAGAATGATACAGTCTTTGTATCAAATGAAATAAGTATTGTAGTAGATCCTAAAGGTTTAACATACCTTGACGGTACTGAGTTGGATTATGGACGTGATGGACTCAACGAAGGATTCAGATTTAATAATCCAAACGCAAAAGACGAATGCGGTTGTGGCGAAAGTTTCACTGTATAATATTTTATTAAATAAGTGTTGACAAGAGAAGTATAATGCGTTACAATAGCACAACGTTTTGAGAAAGACATAAAGTTTTTTGATAAATAAATAAGAAGTTTATGCTGACGTATTTCAAGTCACTAATTTAGAAATAGTTTAAAATAGTTTAAAATAGTAGTTGACAATAGTTAATAAGTTTGATATAATAGTAGAACAAGTTGAGAGATCAACACGCTCTTTAAAAATAGTTTGTTTTAATATGTATTATTGTTGATGAAAGTAGGGCTTGATGTTGGAAGTAGAACCATTAAGGTGTCTGACGATAGTTAACAATAATATATTTTAAAATGAATTAAAATAGTTATTGACATTGTTATGAAACTTTGTTATACTATTAAAGTGTTCTTTTGTATACACATTAGGTAGATACTGATTTTAGTAGGTATGGTGATTCGTGCTGAACGTTGAAGGGAATCGCTAAATGACAAGGGACTTGCTGTGTGGGATTAATCATCCCTGTCGTAGACAAGCGGTTGTTAAATAATGTGTATGCAAAAGTGTATTTTAATATATGCTATTGGGTAGAGCCAGATCGTAGTAAGCATAAGGGTGCGTGCTGAAATTTGAAGGGAATCGCTGAACGACAATAGGTTTAATGTATACAGACTAATCCCTGTATATTGGAACCAACGATAGTTAAACGATAGTATATTTTAAAGTTTATTTTAAATAAAGTTTAATTCCTGAATAGCTCAGTTGGTAGAGCAGTAGACTGTTAATCTATTTGTCGTTGGTTCGAGCCCAACTTCAGGAGCCATTTTCATAGTTAGTTTATTCCTTCTTACAGGATATCCTGAGAAGATACGAAGAAAACTGATAGCATCACATCTGAAACAATGACGATGTGGTGCGGTTGCGCCCGATTAGTTAAGTGGTATAACAATTGCCTTGTAAGCATTAGTTGGTGGTTCGATTCCATCATTGGGCACCATTTTTTAAAGTAGTATTAAGTAGTTACCCTAGCGGCTCATAAGAGAGAGTCGGTTCATTGCATATAGTTACAGTTATGTGTAGTCAGCGAAATGTGCATCTGTAAGTGCATGTAGACTCGGCTAACTTCTTAATATTATTTTTGCTGACGTAGCTCACTCGGGAGAGCGCGACCCTGTCAAGGTCGAGGTAGTGGGATCGAAACCCATCGTTGGCGCCACATTTAAGATCAAATTTCTTGACCAGAAGTTTGAAACAACGTTTTATAGAGAGTTGGCAGAGTGGTCGAATGCACTGGTCTTGAAAACCAGCAAGGGTTCATAGCCCTTCGAGAGTTCGAACCTCTCACTCTCTGCCATTTTAGATAGTGCTAAATAGATAGTTCGTCAGATGATGTAACTATTTTATAGGAATAAACCATGTATAATATAATTTGTCCCATTAGCATAATGGATAGTGCAGTGGATTTCTACTCCATAGATCAGGGTTCGACTCCTTGATGGGACACCAATTTTAAAGAGCGTACAGTATCATCGCTTGTCAAGTAGATACTCAGGTAACATCAGGCATAGCCCCTCATGATGTTATTAGGTGAGGGGGTGAGACAAGCACATTTTTATATCATCATTTGCCAATTGGTAAGGTTAGGCGAAGTAGTCGTTACTGGTTCGATTCCAGTTGGTGATACCAATTTTAATGCGGGATGCTAAGGTATGCACTCCGGGCTCATAACCCGCGAGGTTGAGTTTCGATTACTCTTTCCGCTACCACATTAGGGCCTATAGCTTAGTTGGTTTAAAGCAGACGACTCATAATCGTAAGATCCTTGGTTCAAGTCCAAGTAGGCCCACCACTATAATTTATTTTTGTATAAGATTTGTCTTATACATTTACAGAAATCGCTTCTGTTATCGTGACATACAACGACAACGATAGCGTTACACTCGTAACAAATACATGTTAATTATGCGAGTTGACGATAACAGAGGCGGCGCTATTCGCGAGTATCGTATAATGGTTATTACGGGAGGTTTCCAACCTTTTGATGTCAGTTCGATTCTGACTACTCGCTCCAATATGTAAGAAGTAAAGAACATGCCTTGGTGGTGGAATTAGGTATACACATCAGATTTAAAATCTGACGACTTCGGTCATGCGGGTTCAAGTCCCGCTCAAGGCACCAAAATTAAAATAGAAGATGTAATATGAATAGTTTGTTTGAATACACAGAAGCAGTAGAAGAGTGCAAAGGTTCGTTAGAAGGTGATGGTGATAATAAGTTATTTACCGAAGCAGAGCGTGTTCTATCTACTGAAATAAACAACGAAGAAAAGATATTAAAGCATCCGATATTACATGAAGCGTTTGATCGCATCGTAGAGCAACATGTACCAAATCAATCAACTGCATTTTTATCATTATGCACTGCTACTCGTCCTTATAACAAGAGCAAGAAGTGGAAAGGATTCATCAACAAGTTTGGTGGTAAGGTAGATATGATAGTTGTATCTAATGGTGGTATGATGCCACAACAGTTTTGGAAAAGTTGGCCCTATTTGAATTACGATGGGGGTGATCATTATGATGTTAAAATGTATCAAGATATTATGCATGAACGATTATTGAAGTTTTTTAGGAAGCACAATTACAGTAATGTTATTGCAAACTTTAGACCTAATTTAATCAATCATCAACCAGCACATGATGCGCTTTCTATTCTGAAAGAAGAAGGTAGCATTGGTGATTATATTGTAATGCCTAATCAGGAGTTGTATGATAAGGCACAGTCATTAGGTTGGCGACCACCACAAGGTCAAGGTGATATGTTCCCTGATTTAACCAATACGATACTGAGTGCATTAACTGCTCAAGTGGAAGAATTCGGGTATGATGAAGATTTATTTACTGTTCATGAAAAATTAAAGTACAATAAGTAGGTTATTTTTATAGTATAAATAATACTATAGACAGGGAGAAAGATATTGTTCAAGGGAATATATAATCTTTTTAAGCAGAAAGAAGAGCCTATAGCAGAGATGATTGAAATCCCTGTTAAAAACCCAGAATTACCTCATATTGTGTTTATACACGGTGCTGGATGTAGTCATCGCAGTTGGAATTATATATTAGCAAAACTTAACCCTACCCGTTACACTATGTTAGAGTATTCGGTAGATGATAAGTTTTATACTAATCTAAATAAACTGTCGACTATTGTTGGTCAAATACATGATAGGGATTTATTTATAATATCTCATTCTATGGGTGGTATATATGCATTGCATTTATGTCAGAGTTTTAGTCATAGAGTAATTGGTTCAATATCTATCGCGACTCCGTTTGCGGGATCGAGAACAGCAGATTTTGTAAAATATGTATATCCATCGTATATATTGTTTCGAGATGTTGGAGTAAGAAGTGCGCCTATTATGAGGTGTCATGATATTACAATCAATGTACCTTGGACACAGATAGTTACGACAGATGGGCATGTACCGTGGCATAAGGGTGAGAACGATGGTGTTGTGACGGTAGAAAGTCAGCGTCATCGTAAAGATATAGATTATGTAGAAATACATGTAACCCACCATGAAGCGTTGGTGAGTGATGAAGCATTAGATATTATAAAAGAAAAATTAGATATCAAAAACGCTTGACAGAACACGTTACATAGTGTATAATAATTTATTAGATAAATAAAGTAGTAAGTATGAAGTGGTTACATAATCGTGGGGATATAGCTCAGTTGGGAGAGCGACTGCCTTGCACGCAGTAGGTCGTAGGTTCGATCCCTATTATCTCCACCATTATGTGACTATTAGTCTAATAAATAAAGTAGCAAGTATGAAGTACAATGGGGATATAGCTCAGTTGGGAGAGCGACTGCCTTGCACGCAGTAGGTCGTAGGTTCGATCCCTATTATCTCCACCATTTTAAAATTAAAGAGATATCAAATTTCTTTAAAAGCCGACATAGCTCAGACGGTAGAGCAACTGACTTGTAATCAGTAGGTCCCGAGTTCGACTCTTGGTGTCGGCACCAAATAATCAGACTCCCTTCGGGGAGTTTTTTGTTTCTGCAATAAATACAATTATGAAAATTTATAAGAATAATCCGAATGTATGACATTAAAACAATAGAATTGGAATTAGCAACTGTGTGCAATGCATATTGTCCCGTATGTATTCGCTATGATGCAAGAGACGAAGGTTTATTTTTAAACCCCAAAGCCAATCTTAATCAATTGATAGATCTAGATACTATCGACAAATGTTTTAAATCAGACAAAATACCCGATGACGTAGAAGTGAGTCTAGTTGGTACTTCTGGCGATCCACTTGCTCATCCTAAAATTTTAGATATTATCAAATTGATATTACATCATAAGTCGCATGCAACATTTAATATCCATACTAATGGTGGACTTAGATCAACAAAATTATTCGCTGAACTTGCACATATATTAGGAGATGGCGATAGGTTTTGTTTTAGTTTAGATGGGTTAGCAGATACCAACCATATATATCGAATAGGGGTTGACTTCAAGAAAGTAATATCTAATATGACTGCATTCATTGAAGCGGGCGGCACACCAATTTGGCAATTTGTGATATTTGATTGGAACAAACATCAGATAGAAGAATGTAGAAAATATGCATTTGATTTAGGCTGTAGAGCATTTGAGTCTCGCGAAAATGTCAATCCCGGGCTTATAGATGTCGCCATCGCATCTGCAAATAAGCAGATAGTTAATGCTGTATCTCCATCGTTTTATTCTGATAGTATGGTCGAGTCTGATGATTATGATTACATAGACGATGCGTGTATTCAAGAACAAGGAATATTCATGGCACCAGATGGTAAAGTATATCCTTGTTGTATGTTCTATGCGGAACGTGCGGGTCCAGGTTCTACATTGGTGTACGATACCATGTATAAGAAGTTTGGATATGATTGGAATGATTTAACTATATATTCACTAGATCAGATTCTAGATCATGCTTGGTGGGATGAACTACATACCAGCATAGTTAAAAGTCCATGTGTTACATGCATCAATAACTGTGGTGCTGTTCGTGATGAACGTAGTAATTCTGACATAAACGAAAAGGCATATCAAAATATTTCAAGGACATTAATATGACAGTACCATTATTCAATAAGACATTCAAATTATTTGTATTTAAGGGTGATAACGAAGTAAGTATATCACTTAGAATCACCGATAAATGTTGTAGATCATTCATGATGCCATTAGAAGATTTCACGTATATCATTAACAATTGGCGCACAGGTGTTGATGGTAGAAACATAGATGGTAATCGTTGGTGGTGGGAATACAGAGATTGTGGTCCGAGACCAGAAATAGCCCCAGCAGATTTTGTATCTATTAGTGTACATGGATGGAACTGGCGCGTTACGGTAGCAGAGATGGAAGAGTTAGAAAGTGCATTTAATTTTCAGTTAATCAATAAAAATCATTGGGATTAACTAAATAAGTGTATGGGAAAAATAATAAAATCAATTAGTCTAACACAACTCGTATTTACGTTGATATTTTTATCTATGTTTACGGCTATTGGCTTAAATATATATCTATATGTGAAGTTACATCAAGCATGGCCATTAGAACATTTCAATGGTAATATAGAAACTCCTGTTGATATATCGGTTGATAAAACGATTGTTGCATCTGGTACATTTAATCGTCGTGTGGCATGTGAAATGTATAATTTCAGTTTGCAGTTACGAAATGTAGACACGAGAGATATAATTATATTAAATCCCGAACATTTAGCAACGGCACCTACCACTACGATGTCACCAGCGAAAGATATAGATGTTAATTTTTCGCTACATATTCCAAGTAATCTATATGTTGGATTTTGGACACCTACATTCACTGGGCACTATATCTGTAAAAGCGGTATGTTCACACAAAATAAGACTCAGCGCATCGTCGTTGATTCATTCGAAGTAATCAAATCTAAATAATCAAAAATAGGTAATATATGAACTTATTAAAAAATATTGAATTGAAAGAAATTCAATCTACTGGTAGACCAGTGATTTTTAAGCACCCATCATTAATCGCCAACTTTCCTGACAGACTAGACAAAGCAAAAACACTATTTGATCAGATGACAGTACCAATGTGTGAAAAATATAATAAATTTGATTTTGAAGATGAACATTTCAGAACAGATCATTGGGAAGACGAAGAAGTACCTGATAAGATCTACGCACATCGCTATGGTGGTCCTGCATTCAGTTATGACATAGATACTATGGTAGGTCCTCAAGATTGGGAAGGTGATGGCGATGCTACCAAAGTAGGCGATCATGTGCTAAGACGTAAGATTTATCTGTATGATTGGACACGCGAGCGTATGAAAGATGGCAACATACAACCAACCGCAGAAATGGAATATTTCTTGGACTTGCTTGATGTAGTTAAACCTATATTAGAACATTATAACAAAGAATGTTTATCAGATCAAACAGATAAAGTTAAGTTTTATCTTATTAAGATGATGTTGATCGAGTATAGCACACCGTGTGCGACAGATGATAATGTAGTAGAGCATAGGAAATTTAACACTGATCGTTTCGGTCCGTCTCATTGCGATGAAGCATTGTTGGGATTGCACGTTGGTGAGAGTATTAAAGAAATACAGACACGAAACCATGTTACTGGTGAATGGACTTATTTACCAGATAATGAGACATCACTTCTATTGTTTGGCGAAGATGCTGCAAAGAGTGACTGGGACCCGACCTATCATCGTATGATTCACAATCCAAATGGTGGGTCATCAGATTCACGTTATGTGATTCTAATAGATTATCAAGCACGTTACAAAAATAATGATTAAGTGTTGACAAACAGCCACTTAGTTGATATAATAGTTCATAACCTAAATCGGAGTAGTAAATAATATGTTAGTACCAACAGTAGTAGAATCAACAGGACGTGGAGAACGCGCTTATGATATTTATAGTCGCTTGCTTCGTGATCGGATTATTATGCTCAATGGAGAAGTAAACGATCACACCGCAAACCTAATCGTAGCACAGATGTTATTTTTGGAATCAGAAAATCCATCAGAAGACATCAATTTTTACATCAATAGTGGCGGTGGTTCTGTCACCGCTGGACTTAGTATCTATGATACTATGCAGTATATCAATTCACCAGTGTCTACCATCGTAATGGGACAAGCGTGTTCAATGGGATCATTGTTATCGCAAGCGGGCGCTCCAGGAAAGCGATTTGTTTTACCTAACAGTCGTACTATGATTCATCGTGTTAGTTCGGGCACTCAGGGTACACGTGGTAGTATTCATGTACAAGAACTTGAGTTTGAAGATGCAAAGCGACATATGGATGAGTCAGTTAATTTGAACAATCGTCTTACGCAGTTGTATGTAGATCATAGCAGCAAAGGAAAATCATTTGATGAGTTTTATGCTACTATGAAGCACGACACTTTCATGTCAGCACCAGAAGCAGTTGAATTTGGTCTTGCTGATAAAGTGATTGCTAAGATCTAGATTGATCAGAAGTTGGACAGTCAGTTCAACTTCATTTAGTCCCGCCAATGATAAATATGTATATCAGTCATATTATTGTGACATTAATATAAAAGGAATTTAATCAATGACGTACAGACACGACAACAAAGATCCCAATATGAGTGGATCACAAAAAGCATTAAAATATGACGTAGATGGTGAACCATCATTGCGCGTAAGCATTAAGGAGACTTCTAATTTGGTTACGCCTGTTGGCTCAAACAAGCCATACTTGCTAGAAGTAGCACAGGGATTAATTCCAGGATACGGTTGCAACCACAAGTTTGGTGCAGTGCCCTCTATGAGTAATAACACCCAAGGTAGTGTATGGGATGTTTCTGACACAGTATACCCATTTAACGCATTTGGTGCTGGTAGTGTTATCAACGTTGAACGTACTAATGCAGCAGATGTAGGTAGTGTAATTAGAATGCAAGGCTTAGATGTAAACTTTAATTTCATCGAAGAAGACATCCCACTTAATGCGAGAGACCAAGTAGGCACACTGGTATTCATTAGATTAAACAGAGCGTTCATGGTTACTGATGGTGGATCAAACATTGGCGACATTAATTTTGAAATTGGGGTACCAGGCGGTGTAACGATTGCTCGTATAACAGAAGGTTATGGACAGACGCTTATGGCAGTGTACACAGTGCCTGCAGGCGTAACAGCATATTTACTTAATATTTCTGCTACTGCATCAGATGACGCAGATGCCACAATCTCACTATTAAAACGTGAGGCTTCTAGTGACGTTTTTAGAATAATGACAACATTTGAATTACAAAAACGTGGCGGCGGATTTACACAAGAGTTCCCTTGTGCACTAACGATCGCAGAAATGACAGACATTGATTTGAGAGTTATTTCACGTGCACGTGACAAGCGTTTCACGGGAACATTTGATATGCTATTAGTAGATAATGTATAAATAAGTATATGAGATTACATAATTTATTTGAAAACAACAAACCAATATTAGATGAGGGTCCAAAAGATCCTCATATCTTTAAATCAGTATTTCTTGCGGGCGGACCAGGTTCTGGTAAAAGTTTTGTAGCAGGTAAATTACTTAAAGGCGGCGGTCTTAAAGTAGTTAATTCTGATGATATTTACGAATACTTAATGAAACAGCAGAACTTAGAAATGGACCCAGAGACTATTTTTAGTCCTCAAGGTCAAGCAATTCGTGATAAAGCGAAAGGTCTAACAGGCATCCGTCAAGGCGGATTTCTAGATGGTCGTTTAGGTCTTGTTGTAGACGGAACTGGTAAAGATACTGGTAAAGTAAAAAAGGAAAGTGATAAACTACGTGATTTAGGTTATGATACGATGATGGTATTCGTTAATACTAGTTTAGAAGTAGCACAAGCGCGAAATCAAGCACGATCTAGAAAACTTGCACCAGAAGTAGTTGAGGCGATGTGGAATAAAGTTCAACAGAACATAATGAAATTCCAGCAAATCTTTGGCTCGGCGAACTTCCATGTTATTGATAATTCTGGTGGATTAGAAGACCCAGATAGAGCAGAGAATTTCGATACCGTATATAAAGAAATACAAAAGTTTATTAATACACCACCATCAAGTCATATTGCTAAAAAATGGCTAGATAATAATAAATAATTCTATAACATATTAAACCATCTTATAACTAAGAACTCATGTATTGCTAAATATAGATATATGGGTTTTTTTATGCCTGTAACATAATAAGAGGAACACATATCATGTATACATATCGTGTTAAATTAGTAAGAGTAATAGACGGTGACACCATTGATGCAGAAATCGATCTAGGCTTCAATGTGGTGATGAGACAGCGAATTAGATTGTACGGTATAGCGACACCAGCGACTCACACAAAAGATTTAGAAGAAAAAGAGCGTGGTCTAGCATCAAAGCAGCGCCTGACCGAACTATTACCAAAAGAGTTTACTGTTGAAACAATATTAAACAAGCGTGGAAAGATTGGTAGAATAATGGGCATCGTGTATGTAGAAGAATATGATACGTCTATCAATATCAATGATGTAATGGTTGAAGAAGGTCACGCAATTAGGTATAATAAGTAGAGGATAAATTATGAGATATTTTGGTATTTGGACAGTTTTTGTAGCATTAACTATTAGCGTAGTAGCAGCGTATTATTCAATCATTGGACTAGTTGCTATATTCGCCGCATCAATGGTTCCTGTCATAATCATGGGCAGTGTATTAGAAGTAGGCAAAATAACAACCGCAGTATGGTTACATAAGTACTGGGATAAAGCAACATTCTTGATGAAATCTTATTTAACTATTGCTGTACTGTTACTCATGTTTATTACTAGTATGGGTATTTTTGGTTTCCTATCTAAAGCACATATTGAACAGACAGCAATGGCTGGTGAAGGTGTAGCACAATTGGAACGTGTGGAAGCAGATATTGCACGAAATCAATCAGTTATCGCTCGTGCAGATGATAAGATGATCAAACTAGAATCATCAGATGAAACAATAGATACCAATATTCAAACAAAGATTGCGACAGAAGAAAATCGTATCGCAGGGAAGTCACAGAGATTACAAACAGCAATAGCAGAACAAACAGCAGCGATAGAGTTAGCAGTTGCACCGTATATGACACAGCAACAAGCAGCAGACAATGCACTCGCATTAATGAATGGGTTTGTTCAGAATAATGAAATTAAGAAGATACAAGGATTAATTGGCGAAGTACAAGATGGTTCATATGGAACAAAGACTGCCAATGGAGTGAAGGAATATAGAAATAACCTACTTGATGAACGTGCGACAGCATTGTCTATTGTCAATGAATTACGAGCAGATACCAGAACTGAAATCGCTAGACTACGTGCAAATTTTGAACAACAGGTAGAATCATCGAATGCACTGATTAGTCGAATGACAACTGAACTTAGCGTAGTTGAACGTGTAGACACAGAAGCAGACATAACTGCATTGCAATTGAAAATTAAGAATTCAGAAGAATCACTTGACAAACTCTATGAAACAAAGTATACTATAGAGACTAAAAGCAGAAAGTTAGAAGCCGAAGTAGGACCTGTTAAATACATAGCAGCATTAATATATGGTGATGATCCTACTAAAGACACATTGGAAGATGCTGTACGATGGATTATTATGATACTTGTAGTTGTGTTTGATCCGTTAGCCGTTGTATTAGTAATTGCGGGCATTTCTATTCTTGAGCAAAAGAAAGTGAACGTAGTACGCGATGATCAGGCTGAATACGATAGAGCAAGAGTACAGCGTATGGTTGATAATACACCTCATAAAGAAGTGGTGGTTGAGCCAATTGAAGTTGCTGAAAAAGAAACTTCAAAAGTAGAAACAGAATTAGAGCGTGAGATTCGTGAATTAAATGAACAACGTGAATTAAATGAATCAAGTCGTAGCATACAAAAAGAAGCAAATCAGCAAGCATTATTGCTTGTTAAAGATATATCAAATCGCATGATTCAAAGCGGAAGCAATATCACATGTATCAGTGATGTAATAGCATCAGACGATACAGGAACCCTGAAGCAGTTATTAGAGGGTGCTGATAAAGACACATTGAATGATGTACAAACTATTATAGCAAACACAATTAATCAAATACAGGAAAGTAAATGAAGCAAGACAACAGTAGTTATACAATAACAAATCCTGATCTATTTTTAACAAATGATGGGATTTCTGTATTAATCACGAGTACTAACAAAGAATTCATTGACGAAGTAAAATTAATAGTAGAGCATCACATTGAACATAGTATTGTGTTTAATGTGCAGCCTTCTAGCACCACCGAAACAGGTGTTCCCTGGATGTGGTATGTGAGTCGTGCAGTTGACATTATGTTTGTTGATTTAGACACATGTGCTTGGGTAGACATTTGTACTGCATTGACAAAAGAACAGGATGATAATCATGTTGTTGTGTTTTTTAGTGACAGGAACAAAAAACGCGATGCTATTAAATTGATAAATGCAACGAGTAAGTATATTATACTGAAAGATATTAAAGAGATCAGTGCATACATGGAAACACATGTTCAACTGTCTGCTCCTTTATGACAGAAATGTTAAAATGCGCATTTTGTCATAAGACACAAAAGCAAGTTTCTAAGTTACTTGCTGGCATAGACGAGCACATTTATATTTGTAATAAATGTGTTCATTTGTCGCACAGCATTTTAGAGAAAGAAGATAAAACAAAAACACTCAAAGATAAGAAACGTAAGTTACGTGATATTTTTGATACTGTCCCACCTAAACAAGTCCATGAATATTTAAACGAACATGTGATTGGTCAAGAAAAAGTTAAGAAAGGAATTAGTGTAGCAATATACAATCATTGTAAGCGAATCTTTAATGACACCACTGTAAAAGTACAAAAATCAAATGTATTACTATTGGGTCCTACAGGTGTTGGTAAAACACTTATTGCACAAACGCTAGCAAGTTCAATGGATGTGCCATTCGTCATTACAGATGCAACTACGATTACTGAAAGTGGTTATGCTGGAGATGATGCAGAAGTATTGATACATAAGTTATTCCAAAATTCTGATTATGATATTGCACGAACCGAGATTGGTATCATCTACGTAGATGAGATAGACAAGAAAGCCAAGCGTAATGACATGGTAAGTTTAAGTCGTGATGTATCAGGCGAAGGTGTTCAACAAAGTTTACTGAAACTCATGGAAGGCACCACCATCGCAGTACCTAATAAACATGATAGATCTCCTGAAAAAATAGATATAAATACAGAGAACATCTTATTCATTGTGGGCGGTGCTTTTATTGGATTAGAGAAAGTAGTTGAGCAGCGTCTAGGTAAATCAAAAATAGGATTTACTGGAAAAATGGCAAGCAAAGATTATAATTGGGAAGATGAACTTGAAACGAGTGATCTAGTTCAATATGGTCTAATACCAGAATTCTTAGGAAGATTACCATCAGTTAATGTATTACATGAATTATCTAAAGATGATTTGGTGCGTGTGTTGACTGAACCGAAAAATAGTATTGTAAAGCAATATCAAGCATTATTTGAATTAGATAATGTTAGTTTAGAATTTAAGCCATCTGCATTAAGAGCAATCGCAGAGACTTCTATTAAGCAAGATCTAGGTGCAAGGGGATTACGCAAAATAATCGACAATGCACTCATTGATACACAATATGAATTACCCGATCTTGTAAGACAGGGCGTTCAGAAGATTATTATTAGTGAAGAAACTATAACTAGAGGAACAACACCACACATGATCAAAGGATCCATAAGTGAAAAATAAAAAACCAATGTTGATGTTTAATCAATTCATAACATTTCGTGAAGTACGTGTCAATTTTGAAGACGGCGAAAGTAAAGTACTAAATACAGTAGAGGCATTATCTATCGCAGAAGGTAGAGGACTGGATTTGATTGTTATCAATGAAATTGCAGTTCCACCAGTATGTAAGATTGCTGATAAAAATAAGTTTTTGTATGAACAGAAACAAAAACAAAAAGACACTGCAAAAAAGGCAAGAGCCAGTACAGTAGAACATAAAGAAATCCGTATGGGTTTGAATATCGAAGAAAATGATATTACTGTTAAATCTAATAAGATTAAAACATTATTGGAAAAGAAATGCAGAGTTACTATTACCGTGACCTTGAAGGGTCGTGAACGAAGTAAGCAACATATAGCACGTGAACTAATCCAATCTATTGCAGATCGATTAGGTGTTGAGTTGGAATTATTCGGTGCAAGTGGTAATAGAGTTAGTGCGAAAATAAAAGGTTAAGAATGGCATATAATAGAAATGAGCGTCAAGGTTTGACGGTTGCAGTATACAATGATAACATCGAACAAGCGTTGCGTAAATTTAAGAAGAAGATGACCACAGACGGTAAACTTCAAGAAGTAAAGGATCGTGCAGAATTTACACCAAAATTTGAAAAGCGTAAAGCATCACAAGCAGCAGCAAAGGCACGATTGCGCAAGCAATTGGCACAAGAGAATAATGTTACTAAAAAGCGTTTATTCTAAATAGACAACTGGTAACTTTACACTAACAAAGGAGCATTAAATGCTCCTTTTTGCTTGCTTTATTATTAATTCCGTAGTATAATATATGTTAACCAATAAAGGAAATACCAATGACACAATCATCAGCATCAACATCATCCGAACTAACACACACACGACTACGTGGCCCATCAAAGTATAATGTTATCTTTTTAAATGATGACGCAACCTCTATGGAATTTGTTATTTCGGTACTAACTGCTATCTTTCATAAAGATGCAACAGAAGCACAAGAAGTAGCAACACACATTCACGAGAAAGGGAAAGCAATCGCTGGAACCTATATCTACGAAGTTGCAGAACAAAAAGTAACCGAGACTGTATCTAATGCCCGAACCGCAGGGTTTCCACTGTCATTGACATTGGAAGAAATTGAATAAAAGAATAATACAATAGGAAACAATCATGACCACTATGACTTCGATCTCTGAAATTGTCTCATTTTATAATATACTAATAGGACCTGTGACAACGTTTGAAGGGTTGCAAGGACGCATGTTATCAAAAATTGAACAGTCTGATGATGAAATTAAATTTTACTTAACTGACACTAATTATGTGCGTATGTACCACCAGCAAGATTGCTGTGAGTCAGTATATATCGAGGATATCGTAGGTGACTTAGACGACTTGGTAGGCACTCAATTATTGTTAGTTGAGGAAGTGCAAAACTATGAACCATCTAATGAAACAACGTATGACTCAACCGAAGATCATTATGAACCAGAGAGTGAAACTTGGACATATTACCGTTTTAACACTGAAAAAGGTGATGTATCTATTCGTTGGTGTGGAAGCAGTAATGGTTATTACTCAGAAAGTGTAGATATTGAAGTTATCGACGAAAAAACACTTGACAAGTAAGAAGCCTTGGTATATAATAGTTATATAAGTTAATTAAAGCAAGGAAGTTATTATGGGTATGTTAGTCAGTGTTTATCGTAGTAATAAATTAGTCGATTGTACAAATGGCGGAGTATCTGCTAAGTTAGACCGATTCATCGTAGCGAATGTTGAAGGACCGTTTATGTCAGAACCGACTGCAACAGATGTGTTGGTTCTTGTACAAGGTCCGTTAGATAGTGCACGTTTAATTCCAGCAGTATATAATGACTCAACTGATGCGTGGGAACCTATTAATAAGGCACTAGGTGAATGGGTAATGTTTGGTGGCAATTACGCTGGTACATCTGATTCACGATTCTGTGAGGCTACTAGTTTTCTCACTGGTGGTACACGACTTGATATTGTTAAAGTATTTGATAGGATTGAGGCTTTTTAATGGAACAATCATTTAAGAAAGCAGTATGTTATGCATTTCATGGCGAATCTGATGACGCTATTCTTGAAAGCGGATTCGTTGGCGATTTGATAGAAGTACATGAGTACGCACTAATGCTTGCTGAAAAACTTTATGAAACAGATTATGATTTGCTTGAAGTATACGACTTTGTATATGCATGGTCTAAAAACGACGACATTAAATTTCCTTGGGAAACGTAATCAATTACATTAAACCCTTGACAAGTAAGGCTTATTGTTATATAATATTTATATAATTTAATCAAAAGGAAGTTATCATGGAATTATCAAACGCAGATCTTTTATCATATGTAATGGTTTCAGCAATTCTTACGTATGCACTGTTTTGGATGCCTTATGTTATCATCAAGTCGATGTCGGCAAAGTGGAAACAAATCACTCAAGGAAAAGTAACAGAATAATGTACATTTTAACTCAAGGAATCATTTAATGCAACCGTTTGAACTATTGGATAGGTTTGAACTGATGTACCCTAACAACAGTAAGTTATCAGATCTGCGTAGGGCATACATTGACAAAGATCTAAGTAGTATCTTTCGATTACTACCAGCAGGACATAACGACTTACGTAAGGCAGTGATAGAACAAAACTTACATAGTATCTTTCGATTACTACCAGAAAAACATGAAGACTTACGTAAGGCGGTGATAGAACAAAACTTACATAGTATCTTTCGTTTGCTACCAGCAGAGCATGAAGAACTAGGCAGAGCAGTGATAGAACAAAACTTGCATAGTATCTTTCGATTACTACCAAATGTTAGTAATGATGATCTTGAAGACTTACGTAAGGCAGTGATAGAACAAAACTTGCATAGTATCTTTCGTTTGCTACCAGACGAGCATGAAGAACTAGGTAGAGCAGCAATAGAACAAAACTTACATAGTATCTTTAGACTAGTAGACGATGAAGACTTGCGTAGAGCAGTGATAGAACAAAACTTGCATAGTATCTTTAGACTAGTAGATGATGAAGAATTACGCAAACTACTATTAGAAGATAATATTTGGAAGTTATGGCCTGTACTATCTAGATACACTGATACACAGTTCGTTGAAGCATTCAAAAACTTCTTTGTCAATGATACTGAGATATGGGATGATTGTTTCGCAAGAGGACAGTTAGAAAGTAAACTATGGTTAGTGCGTGAATTGCAACAATGTAATATACCACTAGGCACTGTGTTTATTTGTGCGGGCTGGTATGCAACTATCGCTACTATGTTGTTTGAGAGCGACATGGAAATAGATAAGATTCGCAGTTTTGATATTGATACTACTTGTGCAGAAATCGCAGAAGTGTTTAATAAGCCTTGGGTAGTAGATGGATGGAAGTTTAAAGCGGCTTACAAAGATATACACGATATTGATTTCACAGGAAAAACACCCTATAGTGTTTATAAATCAAATGGCGAAGAGCAATTGTTATGTGATAGTCCAGACACTGTTATAAACACAAGTTGTGAGCATATTGATAACTTTGAAGCATGGTATTCCAAGATACCAGATGGTAAATTGGTGATATTACAAAGTAATAACTTCTATGAAGTGGATGAACACGTAAATTGTGTTGCAGATGTTGATGAATTTATTGACACTGCGCCTATGAGTACTGTATTGTACAGTGGAGAATTAGAGTTGCCTAAGTATACTAGGTTTATGATAATTGGATATAAGTAAATTAATCAATAATATTGGAGAGTAACATGGATGACAAACATTTAATATGGGGTACTATTGTACTGTTTATTGCATTTTGGGGTGAGCCTGACTTGCTTGATAGTGCGATTTCTTATTTAACCTATGCATCTGGCGGTAGGTAGTATGGACGAGTTAAAGAATGCAGGTGATGTGGTAGAGAGAGCATTATTACATGCATACCAGCAGTCGAGTCATAACATGGAGTCTACTATGCAAATAGACGCAATGTACCCACAAACTATTTATAATAGTGATGGTGTATCAGTTCAAAGATATACTGTCGTGGCTTCTACATTATCTGCATCTGGTAATACCACAGTGGTATGCTTTGGTATGGTTTTACAGTATGTTATTACAACTCCTAATACCAAATTTTATGAAGACTTAAAAGATAATATATTGGTGCTGGATCAAGATGTTGCAGGATGGTTATATAATGATTGATCTAATGCAAGCGAATCCGCGATTAACTATTGTTTTACTTGCTACAATTGTATATGCATTGGCTTACTGGATGGGACGAAATTCTTGTCAAAGTATGATTGACGATGCGGTGCAAGCATCTGTTGCAGTCTCAATAAAAATAACAACAGAAACGGTAGTCAATGAACTTATTGATGCTGGTTATATTTGCTGTCGTGAGGAAGAAGAAGATGGTGAGATTGTATCTTACATGATTACATATGAAGAATATATTGCTTCAAATCCTCAAACTAAATAATACTATGACAAGACTAGCAAAAGATAGTGTCGCACAAGATGACATTAAAGTAACCATTTTCAATCCAACCGATATTACTGAAATAGCAGATACAGACGAATTATATAATGCGTTTGAATCTGGTTGGCCCGTGGTCATATCTGGATTAAAGATCCCTGGCATTGATTACGATTATTATAACGATTTGCCAGATTGGGTAATCGAAGATAATAAATGGATTGCACCTTGGTATCCAAGTGATATTCGTAAACGAGATAGGTTACGCAACGAGCGAGATTGGTCAGAAGAACAGATTGATGAATTCGCACAGCAACACAAAGAATCAAATAAAGCATGGAATAATTTCTTTGCTGAGTTGATGCCTCGTTATGCAAATGCAACGGGTAAAAGTGTTAGTCACCGATACAATATGTTAGTTGAAAACAATTTACACTTCGACGAACTAGACCAAGAGCATACTGGACAAGAACAACAGATTCGTGTATTGACTAACATGGATAAACAACGCTGTCGTATTACTGCGGTAGGTCCTAACATAGAACAATTGTATAATAAATACTATGATGAATTTAAGTTATGGGAATTAGATAAAGAAGACCCGCACGCATTCATTACAGAAATGCGCAATCGTTGTATTTGGAACGATAAAAATTGGTCACATTTCCACCACCCATTGCATTATATAACATGTGATCCAGGTGATATTTGGTTACTCAATGCACAGTGGGTATCACATCAAATTGTATTCGGAGCAAAGTTACAAGTATTCGAAGCAGATATTCAGAAAGAACACATGCTAAACCCAGAGTTGGTTATGGCAGAACGTATTAAAAATTTATAAGGAATAACATATGAACGCAGTTAACGCTTGGACAGAGTTTCAACCATTGAAGAAAGTAGTATTGGGTGCACCATTCCCAGAAACTGCATTTGATTGGCACGAAGATGAAGAGACACGAGACACTATGCGACAAATCTTCCGTGAAACAGCCGAAGATATTGAAGTATTAGCACAACTATTAGAAGCACGTGGAATTGAAGTGGTACGTCCCAAGAACATCTTTACAATCACTGGTGAAGAACAGATTCAATTACCGTGGGCTCATTGTGCGTTTCCGAACCATCCATTAATGCCGCGCGATACGTTGATGCCATATGGTCATTCAATTTTTGAATGCTTTACAGGCGGTGACAATCGTTACTTTGAAAACCTAGCATACTATGATCACGTAGTAGAATGGTTTAAACAAGGTGCTGATTGGATTTCAATGCCTGGCTGCATGGTAGAAACTGGTAAAGGATATGATGAATACGTAGCAGAGCAGCGTGTACTGTATCATGCTGCAAATATGATCAAGTGTGGTGATACTATCTTATTCAGTCAACCATACGAAGGTGACAACAAGCGTGGACGTGGTACGAATTTGGGCAAGGAATGGATGCAAAGAGAAATCAAACAGCGTTATCCTGATACTAAATTTATTGATATTCCAATTGGTGGTCACATAGATGGTAAGATTGCATTATTGAAGCCGGGTGTTCTTATGACGTGGAACAAAGCATGGGTCCCAGAAGAATTCAAGAATTGGACAATCATTGAAGTAGAAGATGATTTTGACATGCCAGCAGATTTTCAAAATACACGTAAGCGTAGATACTATAAAGAGTATGTACAGAAGTGGTTAAGTCATTGGGTAGGTTATGCAGACGAGTCTGTATTTGATGTTAATGTATTATCATTGGATGAAAAGACGGTAATCTGTACAGGTAAAAACGATGCAGCATTTGCTGAAATGGAAGCAAACGGAATTGAACCAATTGTTTGGCGATTCCGTCATCAGTATTTTTGGGATGGTGGTATCCATTGCTTGACTAGTGATATCGTACGTGAAGGTAATTGTGAGAATTATTTATGAGTATGCTATGGCGTGATAATATACAAAGCCTACAAGTAGATGTTACTAGTTATTGTAATGCTAAGTGTGGTGGATGCGCTAGAAATGACGACGGTCATGAAACAAGACCGGGTCTTATTCTTGAAAACTTTGATGTTGATGTATGGAATCGTATGGCAGAGCATGATACCAAAGATATTTTTATTAATGAACTGGTATTAAACGGGAATTGGGGTGACTCTATGATGCATCCTAAAATTAAAGATATGGTTACAACATTTGCAAAATTTCATCCAGAAGCGAGTTTATATATTCATACCAATGGCAGTATGCGCACGACCAAATTCTGGGCTTCTTTTGCCAAAGTTTGTCGTCAATTCTCAAATCATCGTGTAGTTTTTGCAGTAGACGGTCTAGAAGATACACATGCGATATATCGTCGTAATACCGACTTTCTTAAAATTATGGAGAATATTAAAGCATTCACCGATGCGAATGGACGAGCGAGTGTAACCATGACCCTATTTGAACACAATAAACATCAAGTAGAAGAAGTTAAAAAATTAGCACAATCGCTTAATGCAGATTTTGCCTTACGTTACAGTCATGGAGATGGACTAGAAGTAATTGCGCCTGGCGAAAATTATATGATATATGCATGTGATGAATTGCCCGAAGAGGAGGTAGAAGTAGAGCATGATAATTATAGATTAAGTGATTTACCAAATTATATGGATAATCTAATTATATCAGATGCAATAGAACCTGTCGCATCAACATGTCCGTGGTTAGCAGATCGTCAAGTGCAAATTG